CTTGCATTTTGCGAAGTGAGGGAGAGAATATGAAGCCCTTCTATTTTGTCCCTCAGTCAAATCCGTAGTTTGCAAGCAAATGAGCGGTGCGCAGAAAGTAAAAACCCCGCAAGATGACTGTGGCGCAGTCAATCTTACGGGGTCTTCAAGTATTTAGCTGTTAGTTAGCCAGTCATCAGTAGTTTTCAGCGCAAATTCCTAGTCCATTGTGGCACAGGCGACTCCAAGGGAGTTCACTTTTTCTCCCTCACTCTCTCCCTCATACAAAAAAAGATGCTCGAAGATTTTGACCCTCGTGCACCCCTGTTTGCTTCATGTGCGATCGAACTCTGAACCTCTCGTCGCAGAAGGAAGTGTAGCCGACGGCTTTTTCTTTGACAACTGTTCCAACGCCTGCTGGGCGCGCATGCGGTTCCAGTCGCGCAGATAGCCTGCAGTCCACCTGTACCGGCCGCCCGCACGGTCGAGCGCCGGCGGGATGATGCCCTTGCGCATGTGGATGCGAAGGGTGTCTCGGCTGCATCCGAGTGTGGCCATAAGGTCGAACGTGTCGAGAATCTCAGCCTCGTCCGCGGTGATCAGGTCGATCTTTCTGCCTTTCGTCATCTAGCTCTCCTTTCTCTGTTCCATCTTGTGAAGCGCAACGAGCGCGCGCCTGGCTTCGAGCTTCATCTCGTCGAGGCTTGCGATGGTCCTACGCGCATCATCCGCGTCCTTGAACTGACTTCGCACGAACTTTCGGCGCATGGCGAGATCTCTGGCTCGCTGTCCTTTTTTGCGGGGTTTTTTGCTTACTGGCATGGGTGTGTAGATATGAAAAAGCCCCCGGAGCCGAAGCGCCGAGGGCTTGTGGAGAACTCTTTAGAGGCGTCTGCCTACTTCTCTGGGAGAGATTTCTTGGTTTGCAAGTTATTTAGAACAGCAGGGAGTTTGTCATTAGAGATGAGACCTGATTTGGCTTTGTCAGACAAGTATTTGGGTAATTTCGTTTCAATGTAATTTGTTCTCAGCCATTGACGGAACAATCCTAAGGCTACTTCCGGGTATGCCCATGCAGGCTGAGGATTCGATTTCGCTTGCGGGTAATATTCGGGGTAATTGTGATCATACCGGATTCGATTGCCGCAAACTTCGTCGAGGTTTTGTTCGTCCCAGTACTTTGACCAAATCTTCCCTACAGAAATATCAGGGATAATCTTGTCACTGACAGGTAAACCTCCTTGAATCAGCGGAACGATCATAGGTGCTATCTCTGAAAATATGCAGAAATATCCTGTCGGCACGGAGCTTCTCGTCAAATCTACTCGGTCGACATAGTGTTTCCAATTCTCGAGGAACTGATTTTGGGGGGTATACCCTACGGCTTCATACACAAACGTCCTGAACGTCTTTCTTGCCAACGTTCTGAAGGCATGCTGCGCGTTGCTTTTCTGTTCGCTCGAGTCGAAAGCGTAATACTCAAGGACGGCTAAACAGACTGGCTCGGTGTACGCGTTGGTCTGTTTGCCATCTACCTCACACGGAATATACAGCGTATCGCCATGGAAACCAGAGGGAGCTAGCAGGGTTTGTATCGCCTGTCCTCTGGGTTTGTGTTTTTCCTCATTCCAGTTTGAGGCTAACCTGTTGAGCACAGCCCTGTGAATGCCGCACATTTTTGCCAACCCACGCTCAGAAAGGTAAGGGAGGCCGTTTTCCAAAACCCCCATCTCAATTCCGTCTCGTTCGATTTGCTTTTCGACGTGGAAGAGCCCCCTTTCTTGCGTGGCGCCTAAAACCTCTATTTTTCGGCTTATCTCTTTGATTTTCAATGGGTTTGCGATGGCGCCTTCGGAGTGGCTGCAATTTGCCTCTAAGGCATTGTTTAGGCTATTATCCATACATACCTCTTCGTAAAGGTTAATCAAGCCCCCGGAGCATTGCACAGCACGGGGGCTTTCCTATTTTACGACGTTGCCTTCATCGTGCCGCCTCCCAGTCGCGCAACGCGTGCGTGAGCATGTACGCGGAGAGCTTCACGCGGTCAAGGGCGGCAGGGTTTGCGCTCTGCCTCGCTGCGGAGAGCGCTGTCGTGTACTTCCTTACGGCATCGACGATCTCGGCGGTGTCCTTGTGATCGATGAGGCGCTTGGCGAGTCCGAGGAGGTTGGCGATTGACTGATCGCGGAATGACCATCGAAGCTCGCGACGGATGTCCTGGACGACGATTTCGGTTTCTGTCATTCCTTGTCTTCCTTTCTGCCCCACCACAACGGAATGTCAAGATAAGCCCACGCAATATCGTCGAAGTCCTCGACTTTGTACTCGACGCGCTTGCGAACGGTATTGCCTCGAACGCTCTTGGCTTCGTAGAAGCGGTCGTCGTATAGCCCGAAGTATGCGCGCGGGATGAAGACGGGCTTGCCGGTCTTCAGAGCCATGATGAGCAGTTCTTGGCCGGGGCGCGGGTGCGTCGCTTCATCCTTTTCGTCGTACCGAACCCATTCGATCTTTCCATCTTTTGTCATTCCTCGTCCTCCTCAACCTTTTCGACTATGTCGGGCGTTATCATTAACGCATGGAACGGGCCTTCGCTTTTGCGGAACCAGAGGGTCATCTGCTTCAAAAAATTTAGCTCGGCGAAGATGCGCTTCTTGTTAGCTGCAAGCTCTCGGGAGAAGTCCCCGTTGCTAAGCGCGTCGAGCTTGCGTTGCAGCTCGCGGTCTTTGAGTCTGAATTTCATGCTTTTGCTCCTTGTTCTGCCATGCCGAAGGCGATGTCCTCGATCATTGAGCGTTGGACCGGGGGGATTATCACGGCCTTGGTCTCGGTCTTCTTCTCGGCTTTCTTCTCGGAGTTGTACGCACGGTACTCGTCAAGGGCGACGGCGGGGTCTGCGTACTTCTCGTCTGTCAGGCTCACGAGCGTGTTCTGATCGTCAGTGACGGACAAAATCCCCGCGTCGACGAGCTTTGACACTGTGATCTTGAACGACGCTGCGACTTTCGTCCTTATCCCGAGCGCCTCGAGCAGCGAAGACATACGCAGCGGGCCTTTTTCGCCGATATATCCGTTGTGGCTCATCGGATGCTCACGCTCTCGCGTGCCTCCAGGTGGCAGCCGGGGACTTCGACGCCGTCGAGCAGAGCCTGCTTGATGGCGACCTTGTTCGGGCTTACGGTCGTCTTGACGGTCTGGAAGGCCTCGGGCAGGTCTGCGCCCTCGGAGACTTCGACAGCCTGCGTCGTGAGGATCGAGACGGTCACGCGTGCGGTCTTGACCTTGCCAGTCGCGTGCAGGGCCTCGAGGAGCATGGACTTGATGTAGTCTGAGCGCTTCTGCATCGCCTTGACGCGGGCGATCATGCGGTCGGCTTCGTCCTTGGCGGCCTTGGCCTCGGCATCGAGCTCGCGCAGGTAGAGGGCCGTGGCCTCGATCTTGTCGGATGCTTCGGCTTCGACGGCGTGGAGGTTGTCCGTATTGAGGATTTCGCCGGTCTCCTCGTCGACGACGATGTCATCCAGCGCAAAGCGAAGCGCTGGAGCGATTTCGTAGAGTTTCATTTTGAGTACCTATAAAAAAGCCCCGCCGGTTAGGGCAGGGCCGATGTGAAAAATGGGTTGGGCTGTTACTGAGCAGTCAGGGCGCGGTAGCAGGACAGTTGCCTCACGCTATAGCCGTTACGCTCGAGCATGTCCTCGATGGAACCGAGGTTCATGGAAGTCACGGCTTCGTAGAAGCGTGCTGCGAGAGGCGACTGGAGGAGGCGCATCAGCTTGAGGACGGTCTCGAGGTCTTCTCGGAAGAGATATCGCCAGTAGTAGACGAAAGTCCGCAGGTTCTCGGCCTCACGCGCGGAGAGAACGATCGAGCCCGCGGGGATAGGATGCAGGCCACAGTGCGGGCAGCCGCCATCATCGGGGCGCGTGGTGTGCGGCACCTCGGGGACATCGAGCTCGACCTCTTTGATGAATTCGAGGCAGTCGGCAAGCTTGGTGCGCGGCAGTTGGTCGTATCGTGCGATCTGGTAGCGTGCTTTTATGGCGCGGTAGATCGTCCGATAGTTCGATGCGGTCTTATGTGCGCGGATTGCCACTTCGCGCTGAATGGCGCGTTGCTCGGCGGGCGTGATTGTTTCCTGTGCTTCGTAGCGTCCCGTCTTGCGAATGGCGGGCAGAACTTCGGACGTGACCCATTTGCGGAAACGCTTGGCTTCAGGTCTTTTGCTTTTGAAGATCATTGCGTAAAGGCCTGATTCAGTGACTGCAGTCATTGACTGCTTGCCGCCGTTTGTGTCGATAGAGACTGTCTGCTTTTCGTCGTCATCAAGGATGCGCGTTGCATCTTTGGTGCTTCCGTAGCCAAGGATTGCGGCAACGTCAGCCGCGACGAATAAAGGGGAGATAGCATCGCCGAGTGTGCGAATACTGGAGCTCTCGAATGAGAACTGAACGATTGACATAAGTCACCTCATAACTTTCACCGACGCCAATCGGTGGTGGGAAGGGTTGCGGGTTGGCGTACCGCTATGAGGAACGGCCTCCCGAAGGAGCCCGCAAGCCTTGCCCGTAAAGGTGACTTCAAAGGGTGGGCACCAGGTGCCTCCCCTTTCCGATCAGCCAACAAAAAAGCCGCTACACGACTAGTGGCGGCTGACCGCCTCATATGCGGGACGCCAATCCCGCGTCGCACCATTGCGGTGCCGACACGAGAAGCATACCCGAAACAGAGGCGCGTTGTCAAAGCGAAGCCCCGAAGGCTTTCGCCGACGGGGCTGAAATGTCGCTACGGTCGATTGCAATCTCGGTTCCGTAGAGGCCAGCTCAGTTACGAGACTGGACTTAGAGCCAGGCAAGCCTTGTGGCTAGTTGCTGGAATAGCTTCACTTTAAAAGGGTGGAACCTCAAAGTCAAGCGAATCTGTTGCGTTTCCGCACATGACCGTTGTTTTTCGAACGATGCGTTCCTCAATGAGAACCTTGGGCGTTCCTTCTGCCGGTGAGGCTTTCAGTAGGTCTGCTCTTCCGAGACCGTACATCACGCACTTCCAAACCAACTTCATTTCTTCTGGTGAAACAAAAGGGTAAACATACTGCCGCTTGCCGTTTACCTTGCCCGTGTAGAAAAGGTCTAGACGTGAAAAAGAGACCGTGTACAGCATATCGCCCTTGATCCAGCATTCTGGATTGTCAAAAGGCTTTGGGAGGTTTACGTGCAAGCGAGCGTTCCATCCCTGCACTGGGTCAGGCGCAGTTGTGCTCAAAGGCACGACCGTGCAAACTGTCCCGACTCGACGTCTCGGCGTAAGGTTGATGACAGGCCGTCTTTTCGTGATCTCGGGTTGCGAAAAACCGTTGAAATCACAAATAAGGATCTGGCCTACGTCGGGGTGAATCTTGATGGTCATAAGGCAAGTCGGTTGGAAGATGTCCTAATGATAAACCGAGGGATGATTCCCTCGTCAAGATCTCGATTGATTTGTTGGAAAACTGATTCAAGCGTCCTCTTCGAAGCCGCTTGAATCGGCTTTCGGTTGGTTAAAAAAGCCCCCGGCGGTGCCGAGGGCTGTGATCATTTTCGTGGCGTCACGAAAATGGTCAGAATGGGTTGTCGTCAAGCGGAGCGTCGTCGTAGGGGGGCGCAACCGGAGCCGACGGCGTGACGGGCTTGGCTTCCTTGTCCTTCAGGTTCTTGAACTTAGCCTCGACTGCCTTGGCCTCGAGGTTGTTCAGGACTTCCTTCGCGTTCTGTCCAGTAACCTGATGGAACGGCGTGATGATGTTCATCTGGTAGGTCGTCTTGATCTGGCCTTCGTGCTCATACTCGCGGTTCTCACGCTGGAGGAGCAGGCCGATGGTCTGGCCCTCGAGCGCGCCGATGCGATAGCCCGGGCGCTTCGTGCCGTCGCGGTTAAAGACCTGCGCTTGCGTAGCCTCAACCTTATCGAGCTTGAGCACGGCAAGCAGCGCGTCCATGATGTCGGCCCCGAAGGTCCGGTCGCCGTTGCGAGAGGAGACAAAGAGGCGGATAAAGGCCATCTTCTCGCCGCGCTCTTCGGCGGCCTCACCGCACTCGGTCCAGCGAAGCGCCTTGAAGGCGAACTCGACGTAAGTCGCGCCCGCCTTGCTTTCGGCGACTTCGACCTGTGTGAGGGTGCCGACGTACTTGCCGGACTTGTCGATGCCGTTGAAGCCGGCAACCTTTTCCGCGGACTTGCGGTTCATGGTGAAGGTAGTGATCATTATTCGTTTTCCTTTGTGTTAGAAATCTGATAGTAGGAGCAGATGGTTTCGTCTACGGCGGCCAGATCATTCTCGATGAACTTCTCGGAGAACATGCCCATCGGAGATTTCACCGTGTCGTTCCCTGAGTTTTGAGTGGAGAACTGATACTTTCCGTTTTCGACATGAGTGCGAAGGACGGTCGTAAACATCCCTTCGATGACGATCTTGTCGTCCAGTAGCTTCCCGAGCGTCTTGATGCGAATGTTGTTTCCCAGATCGTCGGAAGTCGTATGGGCGAGGACGTAGACGCGTTTGCTCTCCGCTAGTTCGGATGCAGCCTTGGCAATGTCAAAGCCTGCGCCGCCAATGTCTGTGAATTTGTCATAGCCCTTCACGTTGCGTGCATCCATGAACATTGAAGCGAGGATGTACTGCCAGTCATCAACCACGATTACGTCGAATGGGGTCACCTTCATGAAGTTGATGATCTTCTGCGGATCGGCGCAGACGATGATGTTGTTCCCGTCGCCTTTCGCTTTGATCTCTTTCCACCCGGTAGAGCGGAAGGGCAGCGGCTTGCGCACCGGCTGGATCAGAAGTGTGTTTTTTGGGTCGAGGTTGCGGAGCGAACAGGTTTTGCCTGTTCCGCTCTCTCCAAGTACCAGGGTCGCGTAGCTCATTGCGTTTCCTTAGAAAGGGATTTCGCCGTCGTCGCCGATGGCGTAGAAGTTTTCGAGAGTCTTGTCGTAGATCGGCTCGGGACGCTTTGCCCGATCGCCGAACCATTGCGCGCGCTCGAACTCGTCGCGGCTGGCGAACTCTGGGTACGGGGCGAAGTCGACCTCGTCCTCAGGCTCGGGCATCGGTAGCTCGAGCGGCTCAAGTGAAGTGATCGTCATGCTTACTCCTCGCTGTGTTCGTCGTACTCGATCTCGAGCATCTCGCCGTAGAGCATCGATGTCGCATGCTCAAGGGCTCGGTCGAGCTCCGAGCTGAGCGTGAGCGTCGCCTTGAGAGACGACTCGAAGTCGTCCACGTAGCGCGTCTCCATCAGCGCGTAGAGCGCTTTGATTCTCGCGTCGGGGTTTAGCCAGTAGGCAGGAAGCACGCGGTCGTAGTTGCCAAGGACGAACGTTCTGGCGTTGTCCATCGTTGCCTTGATGCCCTTTTCGTGCAGCTCAAGCGCGAAGTCTTTGAAGTCGTTCATTTATCTCTCCCAGTGTCCAGTAATGAGCACGCCGGCGATGATGGCCAGCGCTCCGATGAAAGTGATGAGCGTCCAGACGCGGCCAGGGCGCTCGCATGAAAAAGGCTCAGGGGCTTTCGCCGGCTGAGCCTTGGTGTGTGCCTCCTTGCGGAGCTGTGCAGGCAGCTTGTATCGCCTGCGTTGGTGGTTTGCTTTCATGTCGAAGTCCCTTGGAATGTGTTCAATGATGTGGACCGGGTCGGAGAAGCTCATGCGGCCTCCTCCTCTTCACGCTCCTGCCAGAGCACGCGAAGCTCTTCGAGGCAGTCCTCCATGATGTCCTTGTCGAGCTCCGCGTCGTTGGCTGCTTCGGTGAACTCTTCGATTGTGACGAGCTCGCCTCCGGCTGTAAGCGTGTCGAGATCGAGCTCGTACCCGTCGACGAGAATCGGCTGCTCGTCGGGATACTCGTCGTACACCGACGGGACGCCGCCCATGCCGAAGTAAAAACCGTTGCTCATGCGAAGTACCTCAATGCGATGACCGTGAGACCGATTGCGACGATGCCGCCGATCGTAAAAAGGCGAAGGCCGAACACGATGGTGTCTTCGGACGTAGGCTCGTACTGGACGAGCTCGTCGGCGCTGCGTCCGGTGAAGAAATCGAGAAGAGACATAACTTTCTCTCCGTGTGGAATGGAAAAGAAAAGGCATTCAGATGCTGCCGAAGGAGAACGCCACGCCGAAGTGGCCGGCGGCACGTGAATGCCTTCTGATGGAAGTGGGGTGAGGGAGCCGGGGTGAACGCAAAAGCCTCTCGTCTGCAGATGCCCCGACTTTGGGATCTGGCCTAGTGAGCCGCCAGATCGGCGCATATCTGCGTCACGCCGTTGCCCTCGAAGTCGTTACGGAAGTTCGTCCATGACGCACTGGACGTTGACTGCCACCTGCTCGTACTTCTCCGCTGCGGGGCAGTGGATGACGGTCGGCTCGGCCTTCATGTAGAAGGCAAGCGCGGCGGCGTTCGCGATGCTCAGGAGCGCGTACTCATGGACATCGGCTTCGCAGCAGGTCTCGCGACCGACCGAACGTAGGTAATGCGCAAGCCTGACGTCGAAGTCACTTTTTGTCATCGTTGTTCTCCTAGTAGCCGTCCTCGCTCTTTGCGGGTGCCCGCGAGACGGCAATAAAAAAGCCCCCGGCGTGTGCCGAGGGCTTGATGAAGTGTCGTAGGTTAGAGAAGCAGTTTCTGTATGGCGGCGGCGGAGATCAGTTTGATCGTCCCCAGCGTCAGAGGCACCGTTTTCTCTTTGGCGAAAGCTTTGAGTTTGTCGACGAACCCCTTGGTTCGAACGGTCTCCAGTAGCGAATACCCGTCGAGCGTGAGCGAAGGATTCGCTGCAATCCCGATTTGAAAGTGGCCGTCAGCGCTTTCAGTCACGTACAGGCCTTCGATGTAGCCGCCGTCAACGAGGAGCTTTATGTGCGAGAACACGACGCGAATGCTGGCGTCCTGAACGCGATCGCGGCGTTCGGAAAGGAGCTGCCCTTCCTTCCATTCGGCGAGGCTGCTTGCGTCGTTCACGAACTCCTCAATCGTCTCAGCCTCAACGTGCGCGAGGATTGTCCGCATCAAGTTCCAATCAAGTTTCATGGAAATTCGGCGCGGGAACCTCTGTCTTCAGACAGGGGAGGAAGCGCCGTCCTCCTTTCTAAGTTCGGTTAAATCTTTGCGGATACCCGCAGGCTCCGCTTACGCGGCCCGAAGGCCGGTTGACATCCTTCGCCAATGTTGGAAGGGGTTTGGTGCCTGCAACACCGCTCCTACCTCTTAGAGCTTTTAATCACAGGCCGCAGAGCGTGGAACTAGGATGTACATCCCACGGTGCCTGTACATTCCCAACCAACGTAGCGCCTCTCGAAAGAGGGGCGCTGAGGCTAGTCAATAAAGACTCTTTCAAGCCTCTGTCTTCAGACAGGGGTTATTGACGGAAATCTCCAAAGTGTCGGGACAGTATATCCGCTCATTTTATTTGTCGTTCCGTCACTTCTCGTGATCTTGACCGCGTTGAGGCAACTCTGATTCAGCGGTACCGTCCTCGTTGCAACGAAGTGGTTCCCCGCTAACGGGACAAATAACCGCGTCGAACGCCGTCCACGCTGCGGCGATTGCGTAAATCAAACGCACGTCGTCGTGCGTGGTTGGCGTTACCACCAGGCGCTTGTCGATTATTTCAACATCCATTGTTATCTCCTTTCGAAAACCCATCTAAGCCCTCTCGGTTGAAAGGGCTTGAATCGGCTTTCGATCAGGGCGCGGCTGCGCATCGTCTGCGCTCAGGCCGCTCGGGACGTGCGTCCTCTGCTTCGTTTCAGCTGATCCTGATCTAGCTCGTGGGGCGAGCATCCGTCGCTTTCAGGTGGTCCCCAGCCCAACCGCACTGGAAGATGCCCTCCAGCCGTCCGCTCACTTTTCATGCGCGACCTTTGCGACTACCGGTCTGAGCTGTACTGCGCGTCGCTAGACCCTTCTAGCCAAAGCTACAGCCGCTCTCAGGCGGTCCCCGACACAGCTAAGTGCCGAGATTCGGACATCGCTGCAGTCCCTTTCTCTCGCTCCGTGCCGCCGCCGAGGCTCCTTGCTCGGGAGGGCGGGGTTTCGTCCGCGGGAGGGGGCGCTGTAGCGCGCCGAGATTCGATGCCCTTCCCATCTACGACCGTAAACCAAACTGGTTGGTTTTGGTGTACGAGTATTAAACCATAACGGGTTATTAATGTCAACCATTTCCTAACTCATTTTGGTTTGGTTAGGGTTTGTACCTAATTTCGGGCGCAAAAAAAAGCCCGGTTGGTGAACCGGGCTTCTTCGAAGGTTTGTTAGTGATGCCTAGAGCGCAGAACCGTTGTAGACGTATACGACTCTGCCGATGATTGTGGTTTGCTCAAGCGTTGGCTTGTCAATAATTTGAGGGTGATAGCGTTGGTTGTCTGAGAGCATCAAGATTGAGCCGTCAAGATTCCTCTGTAGCCTCTTTATAAAGAGTTGTCCGTCTGCCATAAGGCAATAAATGCCGTCCGTCATGATGCGCGTTTGCGACGTATCCACGACACAGAACGCGCGGTCGCAAATTGTCGGTTCCATTGAATCCCCGTGGGCGTTGACGACGTGCAGCCCGTTTGGCGACACGACGCCCGGCAGTGTTCTCAAGAAGTCTGGAGCCATGTCTATACCCCCAACAATAGAGACTAGACCTGTTTCGGCTCCGTATCCACACGAGGCTTCTACGTCCAGTAGTGGGATTGAATACCAACCGTCATCTGGCTTTGCGTTGCCAATCTCTGAGACGCGGACAAATTCATTGTCTGTCTGGTGATCGAGTACCCCTGGCTCTAGTCCTAGCTTGATCTCGAGTTCTCGTGCGATTTTTGTGCCGAAACTTTTTGAGCCGGATAGCATGCCGCCGATTTGCTGAGGGGTTTTGCCGACGGCTTCTGCAAAAGCTACTTGGGACGGGTAGCTTGAAACGATTTTCTTTAAGTTGCTTCGGCGGGTACAGGTGATGTCCTGCATAAGGAGTTCCTCCCCGGTGTTGTCGTAACTCCAATTATCAACCAATCAAAGTTATAGGGCAATTTAAAACAAGGGTAATTAATGATGCGCGATATAACCTGTGATGGGTTATGAAATGGTGTACACTACGGGTTGTAAATAACCCAAACTGAGGGATACTCACATGTTACCCCGTGCAAACGCATACCTACGCTCGCTCCGAAAGATCGAGCGCTCCGCACTCGCAGATAGGTGCGGGATCAAGCTCACGTCACTAAACAACGTGATCTACGGAAAGCGGTTATCTGTCGCCCTTGCTTGCCGGATTGAACGTGAAACCGGCGGTGCGGTGACACGACGTGAACTGCTTCCAGAAGTTGATTGGGACCTGCTCTCTGGAACTTCTTTAGATCGAGCGCTGGCGGAAAGCCGCTGAGGTCAATATGAGTTACGAGGCTATGCATAAAGTCCGCGCGTCGGGATTGTCCGATCGCACTCAGGTCGATGTGCTGGAAGCCCTTGCGTTTTTCCAAAATCCGGAAACGGGGGCTTGTTACCCGTCGACCGAGAAAATTGCGCGAATTTCTCGCGTGAACGATCGTCTTGTTCGCACGACGTTAAAAGTTTTGCACGATCTTGGCTACGTGTCGTCAACTCAGGCGCCTGGTCAAATGCGTTACTTCACCTTGCATTTGAACAGGCTGCCAACGGCAGACCCCCTGAATGAAAGCGAACCCCTGCAAGATTCGACTCCCCCTGACAAAAGTACCCCCCTGAAGGAAAGTACACCCCTGAAGGAAAGTGCATGTGAGGGGTGTAGGAAAGTGCAGGGGACCCCTGTAGAAAAATGCAGTTCACCCCTGTATGAAACTACACCCGAACAAGTAAATGAACAAGTAATTAAACAAGTAAAGGGAACAAGTAATAGCTTGCCCGTGTCCGACCATCTTACCAACGACGGTAAAAAGGTCGAAAAGCCAAAGGCGACAAGAGCCAAGCCAAAGACAAGCTGCCCATTCTCGCCTGACGATCCCATTCCGCCTGAATACCTTGAGTACGCACAAGCCAAGCATCCAAGCATCAACGCTCAGACGGAGTTCACCAAGTTCGTCAACTTCCACATCTCGAAGGACAACAAGTTCAGCAATTGGCTGGCCGCCTGGAGAACGTGGGCGACGAAAGCAGAAGAGTTCGCAAAGAGCAGGCCGCAGAGCCAAAACCAGACTTTCCTGTTTGGAAAGCCTACAGACCCTCAATACGGCATTGGGGTTTGTGAACGACCAAAGGTTCTACCCAGAGAGTACACGCCAGAAGAATCACGACGAGCCAGAGAAGAGGCAATGAAGATCTGGAACTCGTAAGGACACATGATGACAGAACAAAAACTAACTTCACTGACTGAAATCCTCGAGCGTGTGAGCCGCATCCGCGCAGAGAAGGCCTCCACCGTCACCACCCAAAAGACCGAGGTCGATCCGGAACTTGTGCAGGAGATCGAGAAGATGCGCTCTGAGTTCGAGCGTGACGGCATCGAGTACACGGAAGGCGCACTCATCGGTATGGCTGAATGCCGCGTGCTCAAGCGTCGCTACGACGAGAAGGCCGCAGAACGCTTCGCCCAGATCGCCGCAATCCCGCAGCGCTTCGCAAAAGCAAGTCTCTCGGACTTTGATCCTTTTGATGACGTTCAGCAGAACGCTTTCCTTCGTATCTGCCATTGGGCTAAAGCTGTTCGTGAAGGAGAAACCCCGTGGCTTGTTATCTCTGGCACGTGGGGTACTGGCAAAAGCCATCTCGCTTGCGCCGCTCTCAACAGTCTCCGCGAATCCAAGGGCTTGACCGTCCGCTTCGTTGCGACCATGGACTTGGTTCGAGCCGTCCAAGGCACTTACGGCAACTCGAAGGCGACGACGAGCGAAGCTGAGATCACCGCAGAGCTTGCTCGACTGGATGTCCTTTGCCTGGACGACATTGCCGCCGATCCATCGTCCTTTGAGGCCAAGCTGCTCGCCCGCATCCTAGACGCTCGGTACCGAAACGACAAGCCGACTGTTCTCGTCACCAATCTCGGCATCGAGGAGACCGGCGGTCAGCCGAGCAAGTTTGACCAGTATGTCGGTGATCTGGTCGCCTCACGAACCCGTCAGTGCGCGGATTTCGTAGAGATCAAAACGACCGACTTCCGTCGCGGACTTCGTGACCGCATCAACGCCCGAAAGGCACTTGAACTTAACTAAGGAGAACTGAATGACTAAGGAATTTGATGACGATTTTGGCTACGTCTACGAAGTAAACGTCCAGAAAGGGGCGTATCGAGGAGAAGTCGAACTCGGTCACTATCTTCAGTATGAAAGCCCGGCATATGCGGATCAGTTTGGTTTTGACAACTACATTCCCGAAACTTCTGGGGAGGTCGACAACCTGCGCCTTTGCAAGCGCTTCGCTGAACGCTTCGTAACGCGCGAGAAGGAACGCATTGCGGATTGCTTCTGCAACGGCAATATCCACAGTGATAAGAACGCACTCGGACTCATCTTGTCGGGTAAGTGCGGTACAGGCAAAACGCATCTTGCGCTGGCGATGCTGAACGTACTGGATGAAAACGAGCTTCCTGGCTTCTATTTCTCGACCATTGATCTCTTTGACCGTCTTGCACGACTTGAAAAGAGAGATGAGGTTGAGAGTGTTTTCAAGATCCTTCGCGCTCAACCGTGTTTGATTCTGGACGATGTCGGCGCGTTTGATTGCTGTGGGCAGGACTGGCGTTGGTTGCGAAGGATTCTGGTTGAGCGAGTTGCAGAAAGAAATCCGACGGTACTGGTTACGAACCTGAGCGTGCGTGAAAACGGTGAGCTTCAAAAGTTTTTAGGCGGAAACCTGTACCAGAAGGTTATGAGCGTGTCCTATCCGCTGACATTCACCGGACGGAATCGCTTCAAGCCACTTCACTGTTCCGCTGAGGAGGTTTTCTGATGAGCGAATTCTTCGGCTGGCTATTCACAACCGATCACCTACAGGATTTCTCAATCCTAACGCTCTGCTTCTGCATCGTCATGTCCGGCAGGGCAATAGATCGACACAACCGTCAGATTTCCAAGCTGCAGAGAGAAGTGAGGGAGCTCACTCGCCGATGTAATGAGTTCGCTCATAGTCACAACTCGCCCGAAGAGCGGGGCGCAAGTAGGAGAACGGAATGACAACCTCGAGCGTACCGCTCTCTGCAATTGTCGGCTTCACCAAGAACCTCAGGGTCTTCGATTCGTTGGGGCGAAGCGAGATGGCGAGTTGCTTCTTGCCTGCCGAGAGGTCGGCTGTCGGCACGAACTCGCCGCCCTTCTTCACAAACGTGGGAAAGATCGCATCTTTGACTTCTATCGATCTGAGCACGACCGGCATCGTCGCCGCTTGGATCGTGACGGTCATGGCGAAAAAGCCGTCCCTCTGCAGCTGTTCACCACGTGAACCGCGACGGGTGCTGTTCGGAACGTCATCGATGCAAACGTCGATGGTAGGGCGTGAGGCTAGGAAGTTTGGATACATGAAAACGGCTGTGGCCGCCGTAGCGACCGCGGCAATGACAGAAAACGGATCAAACACGATTTCCTCCGTGGGTTGGTTGAACGTTTGTCTGGGGAGACAACCTCAATCTTCTCACGGGGGAGCCAGAGAGGTAACGAGAATGACAGGGTTTTGGACTTACATGTGCGTGCTCACGGTCGTTGTTGGCATAGTCGCAATCGCATGGATTTTTCGCGACTGGAGGGGCTAAGAGATGAACTTTGCGCAACTCTTCTTTTCGATCTTGGCCTTCGGCGTGCTCACGCTCGGAATCTTTTGGGCTTTTCAGGAGGCAGCTTATCGGGCACAGGTCTTGGGTGATTCAATTACGCCGCCATTTCTGCGAGGCATATCGGCAATGATTGCGGCCGTGTACGCGGCTTCCGCCGTTGTTTCATCGCTGTATTGGCTAAGGAGCGTGCTCGCATGACGGACGAAATCGAATGCCTTATAGGGATCGTCCTGCTTTTCGTCATGTACGTTGCATGGATTTTTGAGAGCGATGACTGGGACGAATGAGCAAAAGCATATTGACCACAGGAGGACGTTATGAGGTGGAACATCAAAGGCTTCGACCAGTACGAAGTCGACGAAACAGGTCAGGTGTGGAGCAAAGCGCAAAAGCGCCGCTTCGGCAACAGCTGTCGCCTGATCCCCGAAAAGCCACTCAAGCTCGAAAAGGCGGGCACGTGGCAAATGCGGAAGGCGGGGCTCCCGCAACGCCTGCGACCCGACGAAATTGAACAACTCAAAATCGCTAAAGGAGAAACCGATGCAAATCACTCGTAGCACCCGCATTTCCGAAATCAAAGACGAGGATTTCGAGCCGATCGAGAAGGACGGAAAGCTCAATGCACCGAAAGTCGGAGAGCGATGCCTGTTTCTGCTCAGGGCGTGGCACGGGCGTCCGGTCAAGGGATTCAGGGTGTTCGGCTATCGCGAGGACGATGCGCTTATCTACGTGCCTCTGTACAAGCAGAGCCTCTCGATACTCAACGTCAAGGGCTGGATCCTCGCTGGCGGTGAGCCGTTCTACAACGGACGATTCGGAGGCGCGAAATGACCAGTCTCTTCACGCCTGACGAACTACCGCGCATGGCTAAAACGCTCAAGACGCTCGAGACGACCATCGACGCGATCGTTTGTGCAGATGAAAGCCAGCACGTGAGAAATCACGTCTGGGATCGTGCAGAAAACCGAAAGCACGTCAAGCAGGCTCTTCGCGCCGCAAAGCACCAGGCAGATTCAATGCTGCGACTGATGGAACGCACCGACCTCGAGAGACTCGCACATGAATAGAAAAGTCTTCGCGCTCGGGCGCATGAAGTCTGGACAGATGAACCGCACAGAGGCGGCTTATGCAACCACGCTAGAAGCCGCCAGAAACGCGCAGGAGATCGTCTGGTATGCCTTTGAAGGCGTCACTCTTAAGCTCGCAGATGGATGCCGCTACACGCCAGATTTCGCTGTTCTACGAGCTGACGGCGTCATGGAGATGCACGAGGTCAAAGGCTACTGGACCGACGATGCACGTGTGAAGGTCAAGGTAGCAGCCGAAAAGTTTCCGTTCGTTTTCAAAGCCGTATACAAGCAAGCAAAGAAGGACGGCGGCGGCTGGAAGATTGAGGAGTTCTAATGATCACGAAAGAGCAAGAACAGCGACTTCGCAACTGGGCGCGAGCAAACCGCGAATGCCCTCGAGCGAAGAAAGGTGCGACCCAAGTTTTCTGCGAGTCACTTAGGTACTACTACGATCGCCAGCCGGAAGAGGATGAGCAACCCCCAATCAAACGATCCATCCCTGCCGCAAAAGGCATAGACCTGGCAGATGCCGATCTACTGGATGAGGCTTACCGAGACAGGCAACTGACTAATGTCTACCGAAACCTCCTAAGGCTCTACTACTGCTGTTTCACTTCTCCAAGCGTGATCGAGCAGAAGCTATCGCTAGGACAGAAAACCTTCCTTATGCACAAGGAAAGAGCGGTGGCAAAGTTTTTCGAGATTGTCGATTCCCTTGAGGAAAACGTGCTAAAATAGCAAGGTATTGATAGAGCAGTTGGCTCTCGGTTTGACTCCGCAGCTCCCGAAATGGGAGCTTTGTCATGTCCGAAAGAAACGAACCCGCAAGCGAAAGCAAGCGTTTCAGAGCTGATGCTAGCTTGAGTTAAGATGTAATTGAGCCCGTGGTGAAGAACTGCGGGCTTTTTTCGTTTACAACACCGCGCACGCCTCTCAACGATGCGCAACCCGCGCGGTTACCTTTTCGCTACCTTAGGGCAGTTTGCTCCGAGGCCAGGGCGGAGGAATCCTCGCCTGTTTTACATCCTGGAGTTCTAAATGATGTATGCGATTATGTTTGGAGTGGTGATATTTGGTTGTGTTGGTTTTGTGATCGCGTATTTGGCTTTTCGAGTGTTGGCAGCAAAGATTAATAGGCACGAAAAAGAAATAGATGACATTGTGAGGACGATTAAATTGTCTCTGTGATTTTGCATGCCTTACAGAAGCTTGCTCCGAAATTAGTCAGTGTCATGATCCCGTGAGAAAAGTCGCATTTTTTTGTCTGATCTGCTTCGATGCTTTCTTTTAATTGTTCAATTTCATTAAAGTGCTCCAATTTGTCGTATGCATTGTTGTCTACCAAATGCTTTTCAAAGGAAAGGGTTATTAGTCCAAGCCTTTGTAAATTATCAAGATAAATTGGTGTGTTTTGAGGATTGTTGCAGTTCGCGTAAAAACCAAACAGAGAAAAATTGGTTTGCTTAACTACAAATCCTTCATCTAGGCTAGTTGAAGCTGCACGAACCTCAAGAATAGGCCCCTGCTGTGTTGGTAGGGACGCGAAGTATCTCATGAGGAGAGCTTCGTCGGGACACATTTGTTTCAAGATATCGGCATAAACAGGCAAGATTCCAGAAGCAGATCTTTTGTCCATTGAACCACATAGCAAATTGAGGAAAAGCTTTTGAAGATCTTCGTTTTCAATAGCCGCCGCAAGACCGTCCAGGACTGTCTTTGTCATTCCGATGCTAGGCTCTTGTCTTTCTTCAGGTGGGATTGACTCTGCTTGCCGTCGAATGTTTTGCTCTACGCGATCCCAGTACAATTCAAATTTAAGTGATAGAGCATCACAACCACGTCCGAAAATTGCGTGTAATAGTCGTGTGCCAGAGCCCCCGGTTTTCCCAATGTTAGTTGCGGCAGGATGAACTATATCTTCGTATGCCTCTTTAGATACGGCCACAGCCGCATCTGCGGCAGCCTTTGTGATGACGGGGTCCATAAACATCCCTCCGTTTAGATAGTTCGAGCATCAAATTTTACTCTACTGCAGCGGATATGCATCTCTTCATGGAGAAATATCGAGTAGGGCGTAATTTTGTGTAAAGGAATGATATGAAGAAAGCTATTGTGGCGGCCATTGCGGTCGCCTTTTTCGTTTCTACAGCAGCGGAAGCACGAGGTGGTCGTGGGTTCAGCGGCGGTCGTTCGTTCTCCCGTCCTGCTCCTACGAAGAGCTATGCACCGAAGCGCACGACCGTTGTGAAGAAGAACACGACCGTCATCAACCAGACGGTGAATCAGGTGCCGGCATCTTCCAACAGTGGCTTCTGGTCTACTGTTGCCGGATCGTTCGCAGGATCGATGGCAGGCAATGCTGTCTACGATGCTGTGACCGATGACAAGAGCCAGGAACCGGTGCAGGCTCAACCTCAGCCCGCTCAATAACAAAGATTCCCAATAAAACGAAAGCCGCAAGTGCTACCAACACTCGCGGCTTTCTTGTGCAACTTCAACGTAAAGAGCAAGTTGCGTATGAGTATTTTACCGCAATTCGATCTTGGAGCTTTTATGAGCAATCCAGATTTGCCGCTCTACGGTCAGGTCTTTGCCTACGGGATCGGCCTTGCCGGGCTCGGGTTTGGGTGCAGGCAGCTGATTGCCGCATTGGCGGAGTTATTGAAGTTGCTACGGCGCAAAGACGATAAGTGTCCAAGATGCTGACTGATCCACTGAAGCAAGTGCCGGGTGACTGGCGTTTGATTCGATGCCTCATCGTTGCTACGGCCTTGATGGGGTTTGGGATGTTCTTTGCCTATGCGCTGAATTTCATGGCTAGCGTTTGGCCGTTCTAACTCTCAAAAAGGAGGTGCCATGGCATCAAAACCGAACGCCTCCAAGATGGGGCGACCTTCGATCTACACGCCTGAACTGGCAGAGAAGATCTGCGAATTGATCCGAGACGGGGTATCTGAGCGGAAAATCTGCGGGATGCCCGGTATGCCGGGATGGACAACATTAAACCGCTGGAAACTTGAAAATCCCGACTTTCGGAACCAGTCCGCGCGCGCGCGCGAAGCAAGCGCCGAGAAGTTCAACGACGAGCTACTGGAGCTTCAGGAGAACCTGAACAACGAGCTGACAACACGTCTGCTCAACGGGGAGGACTTCCCGCGAGGCGCGATTGAGGCGTACCGCGTGTTGATGCAGGAGAAGGCGCGACAAGTGTCTTGGCGTGACGATTCCCGCTTCGGCGATCGCAAGACCGTGAAGATTCAGAGCGACACGCCTGATCTTTCCGCGATCGACATGGAAAAGCTCAAGGCTGCAAGAGAGTTGCTGTATGACGAGACTCCCGACACTGATCGAACTTGATCAGGAGATTGCGCGGCGCAGCCTGTCCGAGTTCTGCAAGATGGCGTGGCACGTGCTAGAGCCTGCCACTCCGATCAAGTGGGGTTGGGCGCTCGATGCGATGTGCGAACATCTTGAGGCTGTTCATAACGGCCAGATCAAGCGCCTTCTGATGAACGTTCCGCCGGGCATGATGAAATCACTGCTCACTGGCGTCTTCTTTCCTGCTTGGGAATGGGGCGCAGGCGGACAGCCTTCAATGCGCTATCTGACGACCGCACATAAGGAAGACCTCGCAATCCGAGACAACCTGAAGTGCCGACGCTTGATCTCCTCTGACTGGTATCAGGAGCGATGGGGCGTTGAGCTGTGTGGCGACCAGAACGCAAAGAAGAAGTTCGAGAACACGGCTACTGGCTTTCGTGAGTCCATGGCCTTTCGAAGCCTTACGGGCTCTCGAGGCGATCGCATCATCATCGACGACCCGTTGTCCGTTGACGATGCGTTCTCTCAGGCCGCGCTTGATGCCGCACAACAGACCTTCCTCGAGGCTGTGCCGTCCCGCGTGAACAACGAGCAATCGGCGATCATCGTCATTATGCAGAGGCTCCACGAGCGCGACACGTCAGGCGTGATCCTCGCGAAGGAACTGGGCTATGACCACTTGATGTTGCCGATGCGCTTCGAGGCAAGTCGCAGGTGCAAGACCAGCATCGGCTTCACAGACCCTCGCCAGAAAGAAGGTGAGCTGCTCTTTCCCGAGCGCTTTACCGCCACTCAGGTGGATGAAATGGAGAAGGTCATGGGTGGCTATGCTGTCGCAGGTCAGTTCCAACAGCGCCCGGTGCCTCGAGGCGGCGGGCTTTTCAAGAGTGACTGGGTGCAGTACTGGGACACTTTGCCCGAGCGCTTCGATGCGAGTGTGATCTCGTGGGACATGACTTTCAAAGACTCGAAAGCGTCCGACTTCGTTGTCGGGCAGGTTTGGGGCAGAAAGGGCAGCTCTTTCTATCTCATCGACCAATTCCGCGGTCAGTGGGACTTCGTTAAGACGCTCGAGCAGTTCGTCGCGGCGGCAAACAAGTACCCGCGCGTGACTCGCAAGCTCGTGGAAGACAAAGCGAACGGGTCGGCGATCATCGCGACGCTCAAGAAAAAAGTGTCGGGCATCATCCCGATCACGCCAAAAGAAAGCAAGGAGGCGCGCGCGTCGGCCGTAACGCCATTATGGGAGGCTAGGAACGTGTACTTGCCTCCACCTGAGCGGTTCCCGTGGGTCGAGCGCGATCTGGTGCCTGAGCTCCTCGCATTTCCGTCAGGTGCTCACGATGACACCATCGACGCGATGAGCCAGGCATTGACGGATCTAAATAAGCACAGCGGCTTGCATATCGATCCGACGAATCTAGCTTACTTACTTGGACGGTAGGCACAACTCATGCAACCTGAACTGACGTTACGCGCTTGGGGCGCTTTGATCATCTTGTATGCCATAGGCGCGTCGGTGGCCATATTCGCAATTGCAAAGGCAGTTGAGGCCGTTGTCGACTTGGTCGGGCATGTGCGGTGGCAGGCCGCAAGGCGCCGCGTTTTCCGCCGATTCCTGAGCGAATGGCGCAAAGTGGAGATTAAGCATTGTGAGCAAGAAGAAAAGAAAGACGGCGAAAACCCAAGCGCCTAACGGCAAACTCCTCGCGCAGGCAAAGCGCATCGCCGCGCTTGAGGAGATCGACCGCACGCTACGCACGCCGCCGCAAGCCACTCAGCTCTTCGAGACGGTCGAGAAGGTGAGGGAGCGTTTCGCCCCTCCGGTGACTCTCGGGGTGTCTGAAAAAGAGCGCCTAGCGCAAGATGAGGCACTTTCTGACGTGGGCTTTTATGGCGCAATTCATCGCAGCCTTCAACAGCACGGCTACGAGCTCGGGCAGTACCCAGTGACCTCTTTCGTAGGTTACGGCGCGCTTCAGCAGATTGCGCAGAACGGCATGATCCGTGCTTGCGTGCAGACCGTTGCGGATGATATTACCCGCGAGTGGATTACGATCACGGGCGATGACGCGGAGGCTGTTGAGGAGATTCAGACACTTCAAGAGAAGAAGTACCACCTACGCACGCTCTTTCATGAGGCCGCAACACTAACCGGATACATGGGCGGGGCTTTTATCTACGTCGACACCGGCACGGAAAATCCCGAGTTGCCCCTGCGCTACTCAAACGAAAGCGCAGAGCTACAGCCGGGTACGAAGCTCCGGTTTGTCGTGGTCGATCCTGTGAACGTATCGCCGGGCGACTACAACGCCATCGACCCGCTCAAGCCCGACTACCTCAAGCCCCGCTACTTCTGGGTGCTGGGAACGAAGGTGCATGAGTCGCGCTTGCTTAGGCTTTTTGACAATCCGCCGCCGACGCTTCTGCGACCGGCATACAACTTCCTCGGCATTCCGCAGGCTCAGATCCTCTGGGACTACGTGATGCACTGGAATCAGTGCCGGGTCTATACGGCCGACTTGGTGCGCAAGGTCTCGCTTCTCGTTTTCCAGACGAGCACGGATGACATCTTCAACTCGCCTAACGGGGTGCAGTTGTTCGACATCCGTATGAAGGCGCTTCAGCGCTATCGCGATAACAACGCCGTGTTCGTCTGCGACAAGGAAGGCGAAAGCGTGATGAACGTGCAAACGTCAATTGCGGGCTGTACGGACGTCGTGCGGCAGTCTCTGGAGATGGTAGCGTCTATCAACCGCACGCCTGCTGTGAAGCTCTTGGGAATCAGTCCTAGCGGCTTCAACGCAACGGGTGAAAGCGACATTCGTAACTACTACGATTACATTCGTTCCAAGCAAGAGCTGCGGCGCGAAGCAATTAACACTTGCTTAGAGGCAATTGAACTAGTCGAAATGGGGAGCATCAATTCGAATATCTCCTTCGACTTCAACGAATTGAGCAAGGAAGATGAAGCCAGCGCGGCTATGACCGCTCAGACGCGCGCAGGCGCTCTTGCAACGCTTGCACAAGTTCAGGCAATCAGCGCAGAGGAAATGCGCGAAGCGGTCAAGAAAGAGCCGGCGATGCACTTGGGCTTTTTGAGTGACGAGGTGCCCGAAGGGGAGCCTGAGGATATCGAGGGCTTGCTTGGCGCGCTTCAGCAGGCTACGACCGCAGTGGCAGAACCTGCTCCAGCATCGAACCCGCCCGACGAATCGCGGCAACTGCTTCAGTCCCTAGGTGGCTTGAATGGCTAAACGCATCAAGACGATCCCCGCGATCGAGCCGAATGCCGGGCTCAAGGCGGCCTTGCAAAAGCGGCTGATTGCTCTCATTGAGAAACAGACGCGCGAGGCAACGGCCGAGCTCCTGCGCAACCTGATCGATTCGGGCTGCTTCACGCAGCCTGTCGAGACGGTTGTACAGGACGCCGCACTGTGGGGACGCAAAGAGAAAAAGTTCATAGATGAGGCGATACGCGCTTTCAAAGCGTCTAATCCCGCCGATGCCGCTCGAAAGCTTGACCTGAGTCTCGCCGAGAAGATGGCGCGGTGGATGATTCACGCGGGAGAAAGCGCAAAGCTCGTCTCGGGATGGTTTGTCCGCGCAATGGCGCAAAATGTGACAGCGAGCCAGCGGCGTGCGCTGATACGCGCGGGCATCACTCCTACTCTGCTCAAAGAAAAGTGGACGATCCCTATCGTCAAGAATCGACACATGGCGCCGAGCACAGCAAAAGCGTTGCCGGGGCTTGTGGACGGCATGACGGGGCTCATCACCAAAATGCAGGCGGATGACCTCGCCAGAGTGCGAGAGACGATTACACGCGGCCTCTACGAGGGTCAGAGTCTGGGAGAGATCGAAAGCGTGCTGAAAGCCTCTAAGGGCTTCACGGAGACCCGTGCCAAGCGAGTTGCGCTTGATCAGTCGATCAAAGTCAGTCAGGGCATCCAACGCGGCAACGCCGAGGCATTGGGCATCAAGCACGCGGTATGGGTTCACGTCCCGGGGCGGTATTCATCACGCGAGACGCATGTCGCAATGGACGGCAAACGCTTCGACCTTTCCGAGGGGCTTTACGACCCGGCTGTAGGCCAGAACGTAACGCCCGGGTTGTTGCCGTTTTGCCGATGCATTTTCCGTCTAGATATATCGGACATATTGAAATGAACAACGACCGCTATTTACTTGCCCTAGATGCCGAGAGCGTGAGGAGGTATGACAAGAACGGGAACCTCCATGTCGCCGTCTCGCACTTGACCAAAGCGCAGGTGCGACCGTACTACGGGCATGAGGTGCCTGACTGGGAGCGCTTGAGGCTCGATCCGCAGAAGATCTATCGCGGATACTGCCCGCCAGAGGAGCTGAGCAAGCCCGAGACGATCGAGAGCACGAACGGCATCCCGATTCAGCTCAACCATCATCCAGACTACGCAGACGCGCCGCAGATCAAAACGCGCGTCGGCTCCACTGGTACAGACGGCGCATTTAGAGCGCCATACCTAGACAACTCGCTGCACTTCACTGTTGAGGATGCAATCAAGCGCATCGTCGATGGGTCGATGCGTGAGTTGTCTCTTTCGTACAGATATACCCCTGACTTCATCCCTGGCAAGACGCCGGACGGCGAAGACTATGACTTCGTTATGCGTGACATTACCGCCAACCATGTTGCGCTGGTGGAGCAGGGCCGCGCGGGGCGCGATGTGTTGGTGCAAGACAGTCACTTAAGAGAGGCTCAACCTATGGACGTGACGGAAAAGAACGCGGCTCCCGTAGCCGCAGCTGACGGCGATCCTGCCGTCGAGAAGAAGGAGGTGGCACTTGCTGACGCAATCGCCGCTGCCGCCGACGGGATCAAAGACCTGCATGAGCAGGACGAGGAGGGGAATGTGGTCGACAAGCCCGCTGAAGAGGCGCAAGCCGCTGACGAGGACAAGGACGCAGCCATCAAGCGAATCATCGCCGAAATGGTTTCCAAGGGCATGAAGCCTGAGGATGCCGAAGGCTTTGCCGATGCGCTCAAGGGGCTCGCCTATGCCGAAGCCGAGGCCGAAGATGAGGACATCAACATCGGTGAAGAGGCCGAAAAGCCTGCCGAAGATGAGGACGAGTGCGCTCAGCTCATCCAGGACGGCCTGAAGGCCTGCGGCTACGACGAGGAGCCAGAAGAGTTCCAGAAGGCGTTTGCCGAGGGTGTGCGCTATGGCGAACGAAAGGAAAAGACCGAGCCTGAAAAGCTCGATCGTGAGCATGAATCCGAAGGCGAAGAACGCGCACTGGGGCAGGACGCCGCGCTTAAGCGTGTCGAACGCCGCATCGCTCGACGCTTTACGGCAATGGATGAGTGCGCTCAGACGCTCGGTCGCGTCCGCTTCAATGCCTACGACTCTGCCGAAAGCGTCTATTTGGCCGCGCTGGAGCAGGAGGGTGTGAGCATCAAGGGCGTTCGTCCCGAAGCCGCCCGCACCGCTTATCTCGCCTTCATGGCCGGCAAGAAGGTCTCTGCCAAGCGCTCGCTCGCTCAGGACGCCCAGCTCAAGACGGGCAAGGCCGACTCCATTCTCTCCACTAAGCTTTCTCAAATCAAGAAGGGGTATTAATCATGGGTTTTCAGGCAGTTGTTAAGACTGATCCTGCCGTCGGCATTGTCGGTCAGGAAGTGAATCCGAAGCAGGCCGTTTACACGGCCTTCAACTACGTCTCCGACGGCACCGTTCAGGCAGGTACTTTCTGCTTTGCTACGGCGCTCAAGGGCAACGTTACGGGTGAAACGAACATCGTCTCCCTCAAGGGCACGTCCGGTGCCAAGCCCGTCGGTTTTGTCGAACGTGACGTCATCGCTACGATTCCGACGCTCACTGCTGACGCATCGCAGGTCTATCCGCAGGGCGCCTGCCCGCCGATCGCCATTCGCGGCCAGTTCTATGCTGTCGCTACGGGCGCGGTTACGGAAGGCCAGTCCGTCCTGTGCGATCCGGCCACGGGTGCCATTACGTATGGTGCCGCCGGCACTACGAACGACACGGGTTGGCGAGTGATTTTCCCCCGCGGCGTCAAGAGCGCCGCCAAGGATGATGTCGTGATTTATCAGAACTTTGGCGTTACGGTTGCGACCGGCGCAATGGCCGCCGCTCTCGCTGACTCTGCAAAGGTTGACGAGGCCTCCGCGGGCTAAGGAGGTTGGGCTTATGGCTTACTCTCCTACGTTGTGGAAACGCGGCGACATCATCACCGCCGAGAAGCTAAACAAGGTCGAGACGGGACTGCAGGCCGCTGCCAGCGTTGACATTCAGTCTGCGCAGGCAACGACGCTCGCCGCCGGGGCTCCTGCAACTGCTGTCATCGAGGGTGGCGTTCTGAAGCTCGGCATCCCTCGCGGTCAGACGGGCGCGCAGGGTGCCGCCGGTGCTCAGGGTGCCAAGGGCGACACTGGTGCACAGGGCGCTAAGGGTGAAACGGGCGCTACGCCTACGATTACCGCTACGGCCACTGTTGACGCCACCGTCGGCACGCCCAAGGTCACGGTAAGCAAGGGCGGCACGACGACCGCGCCGACGTTTACCTTCGCTTTCACGGGGCTCAAAGGCGCAACGGGTGCTCAGGGTGTCGCGGGTGCGACTGGGGCTAAAGGCGAAACGGGGGCTGCAGGCGCCAAGGGCGACCAAGGCGAACGAGGCGCGGCTGGGGCGGCGGGCAAGAATGGCTCTTGCTTCCGTGTCTCTGCAACCGCTCTCGCTGATAGCCAGACGGGCATTGCCGCAACGGCGCTCACGCCTACCAACGCGCAACTTCCCTACGCCGTCGGCGACATCGTGCTGGACGCTACGACGAAAAAGCTTTACGCGGTCACGGCGGCGAGTGGTGGAACGTGCTCTATCGGCACCGCGCTTGCAACGCTTCCCTAAACAAACTATTTGGAGGAGTGGCCTTTGTGATGAGCAAAGGCCATGAATATTCATATGGATCAAAACTTTCTGAATGCCAAGGCGCGCGGCATCGAGGCTCCGTACGCCGTCGGCTTTATGCCGTTCGATGAAAAGGACGGTCGCATCGTCCTCAAGAACATCAACCGCGACCAGCTCGCACAGGATGCCGCGCTTTCCACGCAGCCGAACGTCGGCGCGCCTGCGGCTCTCTACACGTACGTCGACCCGCGCATCATTGATGTGCTCTTCGGTGTCACGAATGCCACGAAGTTCTTTGACAAGACGCTCGTTGGCTCCTTTACGCAGGACTACGCGACCTTCAGCGTGGAAGAAGTGGCCGGTCAGGTCTCGCCGTACAACGACTTCGCGAACGGCACGAGCACTGATGTCAACTACAACTTCCCGGTTCGCCAGAACTTCCGTTATCAGACGACGATTAAGTACGGCGATCTCGAAACGGCGAAGCTCGCCGAGGCCAATGTCAACCTCCCTGCTCGCAAGCAGAACGCGGCCGCGCAGATCATTGCCCGAGCTGAAAACAAGTTCCAGCTCTACGGCGTTGCGGGCATGGAAATCTACGGCATGCTCAATGATCCGAACATCCCGGAATCGATTTCTCCGGTGTCGGTCAATAGCAAATCTACGTGGGCTGAAAAAATCGCGGCCGACCCGAACAACGCGGCCACGCTCGTGTTCAATGACGTGAACAAGCTGTGGCAGGAACTGACTGCTAACAATGGCGGTCATCTTGACGTGAACGCCCCGATTGTTCTGGGCATCTCCAACAAGATGATTGGCTACCTGACTCAGCCGAACCAGTTTGGCAAGACGGCCAAGGTCATGCTGCAGGAAAACTATCCGAACATCGAAATCGTTCAGCTTCCCGAGCTCTCCACGGCCGCCGGCGAAATGCTCTACATGACGGTCAAGGAAGTGTATGGCGACGAGACGGGCTTCTCCGCCTTCTCCCGCGCCTTCGGCCTCGGTCGCCTGATCGCGCATGAATCCAGCTTCACGCAGAAGGCAACTGCTGGCACGTGGGGTTGCGTGATTCGCCGCCCGAGCCTCGTTGCGACGATGGTCGGCATCTAAAACTCGCAGGCCGTCACGAACGGCCTTTATCTCCACGGCGGGGCGGGTTCACGCCTGCCCTGCACAAACTCTTGTCACGAATAGGTTTTTTATGGCTCGCACTACTCGTACTCGTAAGGCTTCTGCTCTCGGCACCACGGGCATCATTGCCGACACCGCTGAGCAGGAAGCAAAGAAGGTTTCTGACATCGCAGGCGATGAGATCATTTACATTGCCTGCGGCATGCCCCTCGGGCTCAAGTTTGATGACGTTGACAATGGCAATGGTGGCGCGAAAACCGTTGTTTTCCCGGGGGTTAATCACGCGCTAAGGGGGCAGGCCAAGGGCGTTCTCCTCGGCGCAGGGAATGCCGTCCTGGTGGGCGTAGCACGCCGAGACTGGGAGGACATCAAGCGCAAACATGGTGGCGAGCGCGCCTTCACCGCCATGCCCCCGCTCCTCTGGGAGATGAGGAGCGAGAAGGAATTCAAGGCGCGCCGCGATGAGATTGCCGAGATGCGCACGGGCGTCGAGCCTGTCGATCCGGCTTCGGTCGGCGTTGAGAAGGTAAAAGACATCGAGGCCTAAAAATGGACGTAGCGCTTGATATTGAAGAATTCCGCTCATGGTTCCCGGGGCTGACGGAGGCCGTCATCAATGATGTGCTCTTGGGTGTGCTGTGGGATCAGGTGGGGGCGATTGTCGGCACGACTGACGCAGATAGCTTTGCCCCGTTCGATCCTGATGCGACGCCCCCAGTGCTCGAGCGTAAAGTGCTTCTCTATTACGCGCTGTGTCATATGGCCACGCTCTCTACGCGCGGCGATCAGCCCGGTCGCGTGGCCAGTGCATCAGAAGGCTCGGTGTCGTCATCCTTCGATCTCATCAAGAGCAACTCGCAGTCCGCGCAGTGGTGGAATCAGACGCCCTGTGGGTCTACGTATTGGATGATGACGGGCAAATACCGTCTCGGAGGACGCCTGTACGTCTCTGACAACTATCACCCGTGGGGGTAATGATGGGCATCAAGGTTGACGCAGGCAAGGTGACGCAAAGGCTGGAGGGGCTCGCCAAGCAGTACGGAAATCGTGCCGCAAAAGTGGTCGAGGTTGGGGTGACTGACGCAAGCATTGCCGAATACGCGCAGTACGTTGAGTTCGGCTGGGTGCAACGCGTCACGCCGAAGCAATCGCTTTTCCTGAGTGGTGCCATTGGACGTCCGGTGCCCCTAAGTGATCGGGGACGCCCGGACTTCAGCAAGGCGGCCATCAAGCCTGGAGCGGCATTAGTAAACCCGCCCCGCCCGTTCCTGCGGGGGACGCTCGTTGCCGAGCAGGAAAAGTGGAAGGGCGTGCTGAAGAAGGCGCTCGAGGGGCTGAAGGATCCTGCGTCGGCGCTTACGGTACTGGGCACTGTGGCCGCGCAGGATGTGCAGGCAACCATTGCAAGTGGCGGGACGACAAAGGAAAAGTTCCAAGAGCGCGCGCCGCTCACGATGGAGCTTTACGCCGCGCAGTCTGCAGGGCGTAAGACTGGGGGAAAAAATCACTCGTCGAAAGCCAGCTCCGCCACGACGCAACCGATGGTTTTGTCGGGGGCGTTGCTTCACTCAATCGCCTTTGAGGTCAAGTGAACATGAGCTTCACGGTTGAGAATCTGGGAGTTGTATGGGGCTAAATTTACATGCAGTGGTACGCGGATCGATCAATGCGATCCACCCCGATGAGGAGGTTCAGCTGCTTCACTCGACGGGTTCAGTGCCTGATGAGAATGGCTTTGCCGCTCCGCAGTATGAGCGCACCATGGGCGTCATGGCGCAGGTGCAGAGCGAGGGCGATGCGGCGCTGTTTCATGCCGACATGGCGGGGGCTAATTCGATTGTGCGCAAGTTCTACCTATTCGCACCGAAGGACTTTGCAAAACAGACCGCAGGCATCTTTCGCCCGCTCTCCCGCGCAGGGGATTACATCCTGCGCAAGGACGGGACGGTATGGGCTGTAGATGCGGTTCTAGAAAACTTTTCAGGCGTCAACTGGTTGAGTGTGCGCGCAACGCTTCAGCTAAACCCGCCGCAGGGGATTGTATGGCTATGATGCAAAGCCCTCCAACGCGCTCTACGATCGTCTCTGATGAGACGGTCTACAAGGCCGTCAAAGACTTCGAGTTGCTGATGATGTCCGGCCTTGAGGCTACGCACATCATCGCGGGAAATCAGAACAACCTTTCTCTGCCGGACTCGCGCGATTACGTCGTTAATACGATCATCGCGCACCGGGAGATCGGGACGCCCGTCGAGTCCTATGAGTGGGACACGGCGACTCAGAAAATGGACGCTGTGGTCTCTAGGTTGGTCGAGATGAGCGTTCAAGTCGACGTCTATAGCGATCATCCGGAAACGGCCCGTATGCGCGCAGAATCGGTCGCAACAGTGGCCAGAACAGTGTCAGGTTGCGACTTCTTTCAGAAGTACGGCCTATCCAGTCTCTACGCTGATGACGTTCGCAATACGACCGTGGTGGTGGATGAAAATCAGTATGTCCAGCGATGGACGACGACGCTTCACATCACCTACACGCACGTCGTCAGGCTTGACGTGGAAAGCACTGACGCTGTTAATGTCGGCGTGCATAACGTTGATGTGCGCTTCCCGCCGCGCTAATGCGCATTGTCTTAATTAACTTACCCAAGAGCGCCCTGCAGGGGCGCTTTTTCATTGGAGGATATCCATATGTCTTTGCCTGCATCCCGCATCGTTGCGGTCTCTCCGCGCGTGATTAGCGGCGGCGGTAGCGATCTTGAAACGAACGGCCTTGTGCTCACGAAGAGCGCTGTTCTTCCCGCCAGTACGCCCGCGGTAGCCTTTTCGTCGACGGCGGATGTGTCTGCCATGTTTGGAGCCGAGGCCGAAGAGACGGCTTTTGCTCAGCAGTATTTCAGCGGCGTGCAGAATCAGCAGAGTGCGCCGAAGTCTCTTGTGATCGCACGTCGTGTCACCGAGGCTGCCGGCGCTTGGATTCGCGGCGGCGAGCTTTCCGTTACGCTCGAAGCCCTGAAGAAAATCACTGACGGCTCGCTCAAGATCAGCGTCGGCGGTCAGGAAAAGAAGGCCGCTTCGATCAATCTCTCCTCGGCCACCTCGCTCTCCGATGCCGCGACGAAGATTGCAACGGCGATCTCGGGCGTTAAGGGCACGTACGACAGCAATCTCAACGCTTTCACGTTCACGACGGATACGAAGGGCAAGGCAGCGACGATTAGCTACGCCTCTAAGTCCGACAGCGGCACCGACCTCAGCGAAATGCTCGGCCTGACGCAAGCGACTGGTGCTGTGCTCTCTCAGGGCGTTGATGCTATGACTGAGACGGCCAATATGGAGGCGATCTGCGCCGTCACGCGGAACTGGGTCGGCTTTACGACGCTCTGGGAGGCCGAGCTTGAAGAAATTGAAGCCCTTGCCGCATGGGCGGACATCTACGATGATTTCGTTTACTTCCCGTGGTCTAGCGACAAGAATCTTGAAAGCACGTTGACGGCTTCGAATGGCGCGCTTGCAAAGATTGTTGATAAGTACGACGTCGTAGCCCCGATCTACTTCCCGACGTGGGGGCTTTCTGCAATGGCTATGGCCTGCGGTGCTTCTATCGCTTGGAACCGCACGCAGGGCATGAAGACTTGGTTTGCCAAGTACGCCTCCGGCCTTTCCCCGAACGTTCTCGAGGAATCCGTTGCGAACGCGCTTGAGGGCAACCGCATCAACTTCATCGGCCAGTACGCTACGCGTAACGATCAGTTCCAGTTCTTCAACCGCGGAACGCTCTCTAGCGACTTCTACGGCTTTGTTGACGTGCTCTATGGCTCGATCTATCTGCGCTCCGCGATCCAGACGAGCTGCATGTCTGGCTTCAAGAATGTCAACCGAGTACCGTACAACGCCGCAGGCGAGGCACTGATTCGCGCGTGGTGCCAGGATCCGATTAACCGCTGCATCAATAACGGCGTGATTGACGCCGGTCTCGCGCTCAATGAATCGCAGAAAGCGCAGATCATGCAGGAGACGGGCGACGACGGCGAGGACGTGATTCGAGCGATCACCTCCAAGGGCTATTGGCTCGGCATCACCCTGCCCGATGCCGCAGGTCGTGCGAACCGCGAAGCGCCTTCCGTGACAATCTTCTACGCGTATGCGGGAAGCGTTCAGGCTCTTTCCGCAGAAGTGATTGCAGTTATCTAGTGAACATCATCGGCCCTGACGGTTTGACCGTTGGGGCCTCTTTTTAGGGGCATAAAATGGCCAGCTCTAATTTTGACGTCACGTCCGCGAACGCTCAGCTCGTTCTCACTGTAGATGAGCTTTACCCGTCCGGCATTCAGCTTCAGCAGTTCAGCGCCGACGGTATTTTCTCCAGCGACTCGATCGAGATGGCGGAAACGCGTCGCTCTGTCGATGGATACATGGTGGCAGGCGTGATCAAGAACATTTCGTCTGTGACGCTCACGCTCGAAGCCTCCTCTCCGTCTGCCTCTGCGCTTGAGTATGTGCGCGATTGCATGGAGGCGAACGATAAGCCGTATGAATGCACTCTAACGTGCTACATCCCTTCGCTGGGGGTCACGCGCACGTTCGTAAAGGGCGTTCTCAAGAGCGCTCCTCCGATGTCGGCGGCGTCTCGCACGATGCAGCCGACGCAGTGGGGCTTTGACTTTGAGCGCGTGCTGTAAGGAGGAGCAATGGACATCTCTAAGCTTGAAGTGCAGGACGGTACGACGCTCAAGAGCTTCACGATTACGCCCATGTCGGCTTACAAGGCCGAGCAGTGGATGTACCGCGCGGCTTTTGCCATGGGGCGTAACGTTGACGACATTCAGCAGGTTTTCAGCGACAAGCCCGCGGATTTGTTGAAGACCATCCTCACGATTCCCTACGACGAGGCACGCCCTCTGCTTGACGATCTCCTTTCGTGCTGCACGCTTGTGCAGGGTAATGCGCTGCGCCGCCTCGAAGGAGAGTCCGCGTGCGCCGTCATCGAGAGCCCGTTGACGCTCACGAAGCTCAGGATTGAATCGCTTCGTCGGAATTTCGGTTTTTTCTTCGATGGCGACGTCTTGAAGTCCCTTATGCCGCAAAGTACCGAAACGCCTGCCTCAAAGTAAAGGGTGTGGCGTCCTTTGCGAATGTTCCCAAAATCTGCGGCGCGATTGTCGCCGCAGGTTTGGCCAGTATGGTCGAACTCAAAGAAAAATTGACGCTCGAGGAGGCCTATGAGCTCCTCGAGGTTTTAGAGCTCCGCAACTACCATTCGTGGCTCGCACAACAAAGGTTAGAGAAAGAAAATGGCTAGTGTAGTAGACAGACTCGTAATCGCCCTCGGCCTCGACAGCGAGGAACTGAACAAAGGGCTCGAGAATGCGTCCAAGGCCGTCTCTGACCTCGGCAAGCGGATGGAGGTGAGCGGCGCCAAAATCGACCAGATGGCAGCCAGAGCGTCCAAGTCGACGCTTATGCTCGGCGGAGTCTCTGATGAGGTGGCCGAGCGCGTCATGGCGATCGGTACGGCTGGGCAGAAGGCCTCGCTCATCACCGGGCGAGCCATGGATGAACTGGCCGGACGCATGGGAAAGCTCGGCACGCTTTTCAAGGAGGTAGTTGCGCCATTCGCCTCGGTCTTTGCGGGCCACCAGCTCTTTCAGAATCTTTCTCAGGTGGGCGAGAGTCTCGACATTCTGAGCGAGAGAACGGGCGTTGCCACAGACAAGATCGACGCGTGGGCGAAGGCTAATCGTGACGCCGGCGGCAGCGAGGAGGCATTCAAAAGCGCACTGGAGTCGTGGACGGTAGACAAGCGCCGCTCAGCGGATGAGTTTTTCCGCATGGGCGAGGCCGTCAAGGGCATGACCGATCAGCAGGCATCGCACTTTTTGAATGCGATGGGGCTGAGCCAGGATGCGGCCGCAGTCTTTACTAAGTTCAAGGACAGCGCGAACGATGCGGCCGAGGCTTACAAGGGCGTTGCCTTCACACCGGAACAGGCAAAGGCCGCGCGCGAGATGAACATTCGCTGGCGGCAGTTCACTGATCAGGCGCAGGCGCTCGCCAACATGCTCGGCGTTACCGTGCTCCCGGTGGTGAACAAAGTGCTAAAGGTGATCGGCGACGGCGTTGCCTTCATCCGAGAGCACAGCCGCGCAGTCAAGCTCGTTTTGGCGGGGGTCGGGACTGTTTTGGCCGCTACTTATGGGCGGTCGATCATTCAGGCAATCACGGCCTCGTCGACGTTTTTCAAGGTGCTCAAGAGCGGTCAGGGCATCATGGCAGCGCTCAACGCGACGATGCTCGCGAACCCCGTGGCCGTCGTAACGGCTGCTGTGGTTGCTCTCGCGTTGGCTTTCGATGATCTCTTCGCCTTCATTCGGGGCGGGAACTCGATTCTCGGCCGCTTCCTGAGCTTTATCGGCGTATCCGATGAAAGGATTCAGACGATCCGCGAGACATGCCAAGACTGGCTGAGCACGCTCATCGAGCTCCCCGCGGATGCAGTCAAGGCTCTCGGCGAGTTGTGGGACGAGATCAAGTCAATCGGCAGTTCCTTCAAAGAAGGTGTGGCGGATTTCTTCGGCGGTGTTGGTGATTTCTTCAGCTCCCTGCCGGATCGCGCGGCCGATGCAATTGGTCAAGTGATCGCGGACGTCGGGGCGCTGGGCGAGGCCATAGCTGAGGCCCTCGAGAGCGGCATCAGGACTGCCATTGACTGGGCAAAGAACGCCTTCAAGGCGCTTGTCGATCAATTGAGCGCGTGGATTGCCGATGCTCTCGATATTGGCGGGAAGATCAAGGGCGCTGCATCGGGCGTCGTGGACTCTGCCAAGGGTGTCATCAAGGATGCTTTCGGCGGCATTGCGGACTTTTTCTCGGGTGACGATGGCGACAAGAAGGGGGCGGAAGCTCCAGTGCGGGCAAACGATCCGAAGATCGTTCGTGTCAAGTACGATGCCCCGGTTGCCTACGCCGGCATGCCCTCGCAGGAAAGTTCGTCCGACACGCTCGCTCGCTTGGGTGATGCGCTTTCGGGCTTCTTCAGTGAGACGCCTATGCAGGCAACTGTCGGGAGCTTTGCGGCGGCCAAGTCTGCGAGCGCAGGCCCGGGCGTGACGAACGACATGCAGATTCAGGTGACAAACAACATCCAGACGAACGGCGACCCCGAAGCCGTAGGTCAGGCTGTTGGTGGCGCGATGGACAATGCGTTGAGCCGTCGCAATCGCATGCTCGTAGCGGCGCAGTCAGGCGTAATTTCAAAGTGAGGGAAGGATGGCCGAAGTGTGGGCAATCGTTGATGAGAATGCGCGGCCGTTCTGCGGCTACACGGCGCTTGATGGGTTCGAGGACAACTCGACAGCCAATGTTCCGACGGAGCCGCAGGAGAACGGGGCGCTATACGCTTATGACAAGGTGCCTCAACCGTCCGAGTGTTCTGTCAGTCTGCTTTTCTCTGGTGACTATCAGGCGCAGCAGGAGGCGGTCTCTAGGCTCGAGTCCTATCGTTGCGGGACTCAGCTCTTTCGCATCCTAACGCCCTCTAAGGTGTATAGCCGCATGGCTGTCGTGTCGTACGGCTATACACGCTCGGCAACGAACGGGGCTAATGCGCTTGAGATCCATGTTGATTTCCGAGAGGTGCGCTCGGCCAAGGTCGGCGGGGCGTCGGTCGCGTGGGCGCCCAAGAGCGCCAATGCAGCGAACAAGGTGCAGACGGGACAGGCGCAAGGGAGCCTCGTTGCCGATCTCTTTTCGTGAGGAAGATGATGTTACGCATACCACTGCAGACGCTTCCCAATCAGGAGTTTTCCATCGTCCTTGATGGGCAAAACTGCGTGATCAATCTGAGGCAGATGGGCGGCTTTTTGTATCTCACGCTAACGGCTGATGAGGTCAAAATCTGCGACGCCCACATATGCCGCACGATGTCGCCCATACCCGTGTGGAATACGCCTGATTTCGCAGGCAGGCTTTTCTTTCTTGACAGCGGCGGGAAATCCGCGTCGCCTCAATACGATGCACTGGGCGAACGCTTTACGCTCAACTACGCGACGGAAGAAGAATGGCGAGCACTTACAGCCTAAAAGACATCCGCGTAACGATTACGCTTGACAAGAGCGGCGCGAACAACCAGCACACCTTTCAGGGCTTTGCTACGAACGTAGCTATCTCAAAGACCGGGGGTGTGGATTTCGCGACGGCGCAGGTTGAGATTTACGGCCTGTCGCTCGACACCATGGGGCAATTGACGACACTCGCCTTCAAGCCTCTCGGTCGTAGGTGGAATGCGATAGAGATCGCGGCCGGTGAGCAGGGGCAGGAGTTGCCTGTGATTTTTCGCGGGTGCGTCACGGTTGCATACGCCGATCTCAACGGTTCGAGCCCCGTGCTCAAGATAGAAGCGCAGGTTGGCGCATACCCGCTCCTCGAGCCCGCGTCGACTGTGAGCGTGCAGGGGTCTCAGGACGTCGGGGACTTTATCAAGTCTCAGAGTGCGCAGGCGGGGTTCGAGTATCAAAACGACGGTGTGCAGGCAACGGTTTCTGACATGACGGTCTACGGAGACCCGATCACAAAGATGAAAACGGTTGCGAATGCCGCAGGCGCGGACATCATCTTTGATGACGACAAGACGATCGTTGTGCCGAAGGACGGCGTAAGGCGTGCAGAAGGCGGCGTGCCCGTTGTCTCTGCTGACACAGGGATGATTGGGTATCCGACGTTTACGAACACGGGCATCCAGTGCAGGACGTTTTTCCGTCCAGAACTACGAGTGGCGGCGGCGGTGAGCGTGCAGACGATCGTCCCTCATGCTTCTGGCGTATGGAAGATCACTCAGCTTCAACATTCTTTGAGCGCGCACAACCCTGGGGCGAGTTCTTGGGAAACGTCCTTTGATGGCATGTGGTTAGGAGAATGAGATGTCAGAGTATGCACAGCCGCAGAACGCGTTTACATCGGGCTCACAAATCAACGTCCTGGATTTTCTGATTCGCTCGGTCATCAAGGGCATGGTCAATACCGCGATTCCCGTGCGAGTGGACACGATCACGCGTCCCGGTGATGGCGCGGGCGCTGGATACCTGAGCGCGACGCCGCTAGTCAAGATGCGAAGTGCGTCCGGCAAGGCGCTCGAGCCTGTCTCAATTCCTAAGCTCAGGTGGTTTCGCCTTCAGCACGGCACGGCCGCACTGATTTGTGACCCGAAGCCTGGGGACGTTGGTTTGGCTGTCTTCGCACAGCAAGACGTGTCGACGCTTACGGGCGGAAACGAAGCTGTTCAACCGGGTAGCTTCCGATGCTACGACATGAGCGACGGGTTCTACTTGGGCGGTTTCTGGGGGCAGACTCCGACAACTTTCGTCAGGGTCGAAGACACTGGGGACATAACAATTACGGCACCGAAAACCGTGACGATCAATACGAACGTGGAGACGATCAACGCGAAATCATCGTGCACCGTCAACACGGCTACGGCGACGATCAATGCGAGCTCCAATTGCAAGATCGACACCCCCGAGACCCACATCACGGGCACGCTGAAGGTTGATGGAAAAATCACAGGCTCGGGCGGCCTAGCAGTCTCAGGTGGCGGCGGGGCTACGGTTTCGGGTGATGTTGTGGCAGACGGGATCAGTCTGAAGGGGCATGTTCACACCTGCCCTGACGGCACAACCAGCGCGCCGAAGTAACCTAAACAATTTTTTTTAAAGGTTCGCATGTGACGCATACAGCCTACACAGCAGAGCTTTCGTCAGAGTGGGACTTACAGCTTGACGGAAACGGGAATGTCGCGATGGTTCGCGGAACTCCTGCAATCGTTCAAAACATCTGCAACGAGGGGCGGCTTTTCTACCACGATGCCGTCTTTCGGTGGGATCAAGGGATCAAGTGGTTTTCGGACCAAATCGCTCAGCCGATACAGGAAGCCATTACAACGGAAGATTTGCGTTCGGCGGCATTGAGTGTGCCAGGCGTGCTTACGGTTGAGTCGGTTCTACTAAAAGCGCTTGATACAACAACACGTGTTTTGAGCGCTGAGGTACAGGTAACAACAGAGGGCGGCAGTTATGGCACAGCTAGAATTTAACGCGGATACTGGGGTGGTCGTCCCGACCGTTAAGGAGGTGCGAGACGACGTCGCCTCGGGCTTTCAGGAGGCCTTTAAAGTCAGTGACTCCGACCCGCTCCTAAACGTGGATTCGGCATCGCCCATGGGGCAGGTCGTGGACTTGGTGACGACTGAAGTTGCGGCTAAAAATCGTGAGGTGGCTTTCCTCGCGAACCAGCTCAATCCGAAGACCGCAACGGGGGTTTTCCTCGATGCCCTAGCCGCGCTCTATGGGCTCACTCGCAAGATTTCGGAGCCGACGGTCGTCGTCTGTACGTGTACTGGGTTGAAAGGCACTGTCATCCCCTACGGCGCGATTGTGCAGGATACGCAGGGCAATCAGCTCCGACACGCAGTGGCCGGCGGGGTGATGATTCCGGATTCTGGCAGCGTCGACACTCAGTTTTCCTGCGTGGAGCACGGTGCCATTGAGATCGGCGCAAAGACCGTGACGCAGATCGTGACGGTCATTGCGGGGTGGGATTCGGTGACGAACGCCGCTTCGGGGAACACCGGGCGAGACGAGGAACCGGACGGCGAGCTACTCAATCGCATGAAGCAGAGCTATGCGATCAATGCGAACGGGACTGTTGAGAACATGCAGTCCAATTTGGCCGCGCTTGAAGGCGTTCTCGACTGTGTGGTCTTGGAAAACTATACGAACGAAACCCAAACCCAGTACGGGATATCGATCAAGGGCCACAGTGTGGCGGTCTGCATTGTCGGCGGGGATGATGACGATATTGCCCGCACGATCTTTGAGCGCAAGAGCGCGGGGTGCGGGACGGTGGGCGACACTCGGGTTACGTTCATTGACACCGAGCATTTCAACGCGTCTTATGTCTATAACATCGTCCGGCCGACGGCGGTGGACTTTACCGTCAAGGTGACGTTCTTCAGCGGCGACATGGACGCCACGACGCAGGCAAACGTTAAAGCGGCGATCATCTCTGACTTCCTTGGGGAGCTCAAAAACGCCCGAGTGAAGCTCGCTACGACGGTTTACGCAAGCCGATTCTATAAGTGCATTCAGGACGTGACGGACGCCCCAATCAAAGAAATCGTCATCGGCATCGCTGGGGGCCCACAGTCCTCTAGCGTTGACGTGCCTGCGAACAAAAGCCCGACGTTGTCGGCAAAGTCAATCACGCTTGCTTTCGGGGGCTGATGATGGCAGAAACACAGACGTGGGAGGACATCCTGAGCGTTGACTGCGTTCAGAACATGGCCGACTTTGCCGACATGTCGACGGACGCTATTCAGTCCCAGTACTCGCACGCGACGCGCATCGGGCAGAGTGCATCGATGCTCAGGGACAAGATCGATGCTACAGAGTTACTCGAAAGCCTCCAGCAAACGATTGCGGACATGCGAACGGCTAAGGGGGTGTACCTTGATTGGTGGGGCACGCGCGTAGGCGTCAGCCGCTTACTGAAAGTCGGCTCGAATTTCACGCGGTTTGATGACGACTACTACCGATTCCTGTTGTTTTATCGTGCGAGGTGCAATCTTTCGAACGCAACTGCCGCAACGATGAACAACATGCTCAGTCAGTTGACGGATACCAAGGTGTTTGTAGTTGATTACCAGAATATGTCGATCAATTCGATTGTCATCATTGGAAACATTAGTGACTTGCAAGCGCAAATCCTTGAGGTGTATGGGCTTTTGAACCGTCCATCGGGCGTGCTGACGAATTTTTTGATCATTTACCCAGACGAGCAGATTTTTGGCTTTGAGGGAAGCGGCTTGCTTCCCTTTGACCAAGGCGTGTTCAATCCTGGGCGAACGATCGGCATATGAGCCAATTCCAAAAGCAACGAAACCCCACAGGGCGGGCACCCTGTGGGGTTTTTTAGTCCCTCAAGAACAAAAGGAGAAGGGAACTATGCGAAAGATTATAACCGCGATCACTACGGCGGTGGTCATCAACAAGATGGTGAATTTTATGACGAAGAATGAACCAGGCGTCGAATTAAATATTGGGTTTCGGATTTTCCGTATTGCCGTGTGGATAACCGCTACAACAGGATGTTTGGCATTGATGGCGTGGTTAGTCGCGTTTGCGTGGGCTGAGATTAGAAGTCTTATTTAGGATGGAAAAGATGAGCAAATATCCTCAAACTTTACTTTCGTGCCCCATTGCCCAAGATGGTGACAGAAGCGCCGTTCCGGTGACGGCGCTTGAGGCAGGAACGGGTAGGCTATCGCAGGAAGAGGGGTGGGGCAAATGGAACTCCTTGCCGATCGGTGAGGGCGGCATTCCTCCGAAGCGAGACGACTTCAATTCGGTTCTCTACTTGCTTTCGTCGTTCCTTGTTTGGTACCAGCAGGGCGGCATAATGCAATACTCGGCGTCGCTTCAATACGAGCCGGGAAACGAGGTATTCAGCAATGGCGTCAAGTATCGATGCTTAATCGCGAATGGGGTAGGCACGGACAAGGGAGTGGTGGCACCGGCCGCTGACAAGACGGTTTGGAGTAATCAGGATTTGCCTAGCGTCCTTGCGGGGCAGGTTACGCCTTTCTACAACTGTAAGCTGGGCGGGTCGGACGGAAGAAGGCTAATCCCGTGGGGAAGTACCGATGCGTATGAGGCTTATGTTATCTGCGACGGCGGCAGCGATGGGCGCGGCGGGAACGTCCCCAACCTCGTCGACAAGTTTTTACTCCCGAGCACTGTTGCGAATGCAGGCAAGACTGGCGGAAGCTTGAGCCTTAAGGTGCCGGGGGTAACGGTCAACGGTACGGTAGGATCTACGGTTTTGACGGTCGAGCAGATGCCCGCGCACACGCACACAGGCAGTTCATCGACTGCGGGCGCGCATACGCACACTCGCGGCACGATGGAGATTACAGGCGCGATCCCCGTGGACGATCACAAGATCCGCTATGTCGAGGGGGCCTTTTATCAAAACGGGAACTATTCCAACTGCGACAACCGCGACTCAGAAAACGGCTCTCCTCGCGCGTCCTTTGCGGCTTCGAGAACGTGGTCCGGGGAAACGTCGTCTGGCGGCTCGCACTCGCACACGATGAATCTAAACTCGACCGGTGGCGGGCAGGGGCATACGCACACAATCACGAGCTCATCCGAAGCGCAGACGCTCACGCTAGACCGTCCGCCTTTCTATCGTCTCGCTTATTTTGTCAAACTGCCGGAGTAGTAAGGCATGGCATCAAAAGAATTTCATTTCCATTACGTCAAAACGCCGACCGGAGCAATAAGTGGGCAGTCTGTCCTTACGCAGACAGAGGACGCGATCAATGACCTCGGCGACTATATGTTCGAGGCTACGGGCGACGCGACCGAGGCGTTGAATAAGGCTACTGAAGCGCTCAACACGGCGAATACGGCTCAGCAAAATGCGGCCGAGGCGCTCTCCACTGCGAATTCTGCGCTTGGTAGCGTCAATACCTTAACCATCACCGTCAATTCGTGGGATGAGCGCATCAAAAAGGCTGAGAGCAACGCGGCTAATGCCGTCACTGCGGCGACTGATGCATCTAATAATGCCTCTCAGGCTGTCACAACGGCCAATTCTGCGCTCAATACGGCTCAGCAGGCCGTCACGACGGCCAATGCCGCGAAGACGACGGCTCAGAATGCAAGCGCTGCGGCTACTCAGGCCGTGGGCACGGCCGACGCGGCGAATGCGACGGCGGAAGAGGCGAAGAAGATTGCTCAGCAAGCCGTTACCGACACTGACGGCATTCGCGATGAAATCAACCAGAGCATGGTCTTGATTACCCAGAAGGTAAACGAGGCTACGACTCAGGCGCAAAATTCCGCGTCCTCCGCCGCCCAATCACAGGCCAATAGTGACCTTTCTAAGCGGTGGGCGACATGGACGACGGGCGTAGAGACCGAAGACGGCACGGACTACACCGTCGCCGATGACAGCTATTCGTCCAAGTGGAATGCTCAGCTCGCTCAGGCGTGGGCGGTGAAGACTGACGGCAAGGTGACGGAAAACAACCTGCCTGATGGAGCTGAGATCGATTATTCGTCGAAGTACTACGCTCAGCAGGCGAAGGCTAGCGCTGACGCGGCTGATGCCTCTGAAGCCTCTGCGCTCTCTTCGAAGAACGCGGCGGCATCGAGCGCGGCGGCGGCCAAGATTAGTGAGACGAATTCGAAGGCTAGTGAGACTGCGGCCAAGTCTTCACAGGATGCGGCGGCGTTCAGTGCGTCTGCTGCAAAGACGTCGGAGACAAATGCCCTTGCGTCTAAGAACGCGGCGGCTACGAGCGCAAGCGCGGCCAAGACATCAGAAACGAACGCCAAGACTTCCGAGACTAATGCAAAGACGTCCGAGACTGCGGCGGCCTCGTCCAAGTCCGCGGCGGCATCCAGTGCGTCAGCTGCAAAGACGTCGGAGACGAATGCCGCGTCGTCAAAGGCGGCCGCTGCTTCGTCTGCTTCTGCCGCGTCAACCTCGGCTACGAATGCCTCTAACTCGCAAAAGGCCGCTGCGTCTAGTGCTACCTCAGCCGCTAACGCGCAGAAGGCCGCAGAAGCCGCGCGCGATCTCGCTCAGCAATATGCGTCGCAGAATGCGCATGCAGTTGTTTACGATGCGCAGACGCTCACGGCACCCCAGCAGGCGCAGGCGCGAAAGAACATCGGGGCAATTTCGGCGACCGAGGCTCCCGCACCCGACCTGACGCCGTACCTCACGAAGGACGCCGCCGCCTCTACGTACTTGGGCATCTCGGCCAAGGCGAAGTCTGCCGCGACGGCAGACCGCGCTACGACGGCGAACTCGGCGAAAGAAGTGCCTTGGACCGGTGTCAGCGGGAAACCTCAGCTCATCCCCGGAACGGGTGACGCGGGAACGATCAAGACATACGAGACCGTTGTGGCGGCCACTGCGGTCGGCGACGACTCCGCTCGCTCTATGAGCCTTGCCAGTGGCGGCACGCTCACGGTGAACGACGGTTCCGCCAATAAGGCGTGGATTACAGTGGTGGCACTGGCTGGTACTGCCACGATCAACTTCGGCGCATCGTGGGGTTGGAGCGGGTCCGCTCCGACGCTTGCGAAGGGCCTTGTGACGCTCGCCTGGTACGGCACTTTCGGCGTCGCCACTTTCACCAAGTTTGGGAGCTAACCGATGATCAAGACATGGACGTACAACGGCGTTGCCTACCACTCTGAATGGCAGGTGCGTCAGGAAGTTTTCAAGAAGGATCGCGTGTCCTTCGGAGAAGAACCGGAAGAAGGCAAGGTTGAATTCTGGGCTCAGTTCGGGGTGGCCTATACAGAGGAAGAAGACCAGCCGGCACCAGAGCCGACCGTAGAAGAGAAAGCGGCGCAAATTCGCTCCCGTCGCGACCGCCTGATTGAAGAGTCGGATTTCTACATGATGCCCGACTATCCCGCGACAGAGAAAGGTTTGGAGGCAGTCAAGAACTACCGGCAAGCATTGCGTGACGTGACCTTACAGGAACCGTTCCCGCACAGCGTTCAATGGCCTGAAGTGCCCGCAGTGCTGCTGAAGCAGCCAGAGAAGGAGGCAACGTTTCAGATGCTAAAACAATAATAGGGGAAGGTGATGTTTGCCAGTAAATTATTGTTGGTTTCAAATGGAGAAGGTATGTATATTTTTCAACCAAATACATCGGCGAAGGTGTCAATTAGAACAGGAAAACAGCCCCCGTCACCGCAAACTATCAACAAGCTTTGTTATTTAAAAAGGTTTGTTTGGAGAAATACATACGGCGATGGGAATCATACGGTTCAGATCGTAGCGCCTTCTGGAGAAGTATTGTTGAACAGTAGTCAAAGTCGAGGAACGATTGAATTTAACGATTATGGCTGGATTCCTAAAGGCTCGGTAATTAAACATTGGGGGAATCATGTTGACTGGACGTATTTCGACGAGTGGTTAGCATATGAGCCCGAGGCAGTTTCAATAAGCCTTGATGATGTGACTAGGATATTGTAAGTAGTTCGGGCGAAACGCCTGATATCCTCTCCTTCCTTTGGGCCGGAGAGGACATCACCACCACATTCCTGTACCTAAGTGAATTGCGTAGGTTTTTTCTGTTATTTGAAAATTGCCATGAGCTCTTTCTGGCGAGAAATACGTTCTAGGGAATATGTGTACATCATCGCCGAACGTGAGTTGTTGCCCGTGGAGTTTTATTCCGTAGAAAATCCTTGTGATCTTGCTGATGAAGCGAACATTGGCAACATAAGAATATGCTTTTCTCAAATGAATAAATCGGTACCAGTCGAGAAGTAGTCTTATGTAGGGATGATGTTGTTTGGCGCCAATTGTGGATGTTGCTATTTGGGTTGGCGCTTCAAGGCAGAAAAAACAGCCCAGATGAAGTAAATCGTCAAAGCCATTAATGACTTTGACGTCAGTGTCTAGGTATACGCCGCCATAATTATATAAGGCATGAAGTCTTGCTACGTCAGAAACGAAGGCCCAGCATTTCTTTCGCAGCGCTTCTTGGGCGTATGGATAAAGTTCAAATGGAAAATTTGATTCATTCCACAGCTTGAATTCCCAATCTGGGTGAATTTTGTGCCAAGAATCAATGCACCGTTGACATGGTTCAGGGATTGATGCTGGTCCAAACCAAGCATAGTGAATGACTTTTGGGATTTTCTTTGGCGGAAGGTAGTCGTGCCTAGAAGGGGATAGTTTTTCGCGCAGGTAAAACTCCGCTAAGTCTAGATGGAGAAAGCTGTTAACAATGAAGTTTGGTGTGCGGGGGGGGTAAAACATATTTGATATGGATGCAAAATGGACTACGGTTGCCAAGCAAGCCGTAAGCAGGGGATGTACCCGTAATTTTATCTCACCGCCTTCGGGCGGTGTTTTCATATGTGGAATTTGATTGTCAAGGCGCTGAAAGATGCGCTCAAGGAAAAGGTGACTGAAATGACGAAGGAAGAAGTGAAGGAATGGCTCGACAAGATCGGCGTCAAGGTCGAGGAAGTGACGGACGAGCTCATCGCCAAGGTTGAGGCCCAGAAGGCTCTGCTCGATGCGGAGACGCGTCGCAAGACGCGCCTCTTCTGGGGACCGGTCGGCTTCATTGCTGGGGTGCTCTGCACGTGGCTGTACAACGTCCTTTTCTGAGGAGAGATACAAAAACGCCCCGCATGGAAATGAGGCATCCAGCGGGGCGGTGAAGGCGTGACAGAAGGTCTCTCGCTAGAACGTCACGCCTTCGTAGTAAGTGCTCGATCAGAACTTGTGGACGAGGCCAACAGCGGCCTGATAGGCTTCAGGCTTATAGTCGAACTTATCGTTTGCCGCATCGACCTCATCCTTAAAGTAGCCAAGGTCGGCATAAACAAGGGTACGCTTGGAGAGCGGATATTCGTAGCCAGCACCAAGGACAAAGCGGGTGACATCGATCTGGCGGCCCGACGTGACAGTACCGTTTGCTTCAGAAGCATATTCGGCATCCATGTAACCAACCATGGCATGAGCCGTGCCGGCGAAAGCAGGCATAGAAGCACCGAGCGTCAAGCCGTAACCGTCATAGTAGCGGTCAAGATTGGCCTTGTGGTTGGCCTCTGCGGCCCACGTACCGAGCAAGTCACCGATCTTGCCGTCCTTAAAGTAGCCAACGGCAACAAAGGGTTTGATCATACCGAAGTCATAAGAACCGCCCACCGTAACACGATACGTGTCATCGACATCACTGGTCGTCTTGGTAGTGGAGTCATAAGACTTCTTATTGATCGTATCAACAATACCGATAACATTGAGGCCGCCAACGGTGTAGGTGGCACCGAGAGCCGCGTAACGGTTCGTGGACGACTTGTTTTCGTGACCGTTTTCACCGAAGGAGTACTGGGCGTAGACCTTGAAGCCCGCAAAATCAGGCGTGACATAGGTCAACATGTTGTCATAACGAGAATCGAAACCGGCGCCCCAGAGCAAGCTCTGGTTACCGACATCACCCCAACCAGTGCCGAACGGGTTGAAGTTGCCAATGGCATAGGAGCCAGCCGTACCATTGAGGATGCCAACGCGGCCCGCGGACAGCGTACCGAAGTCGCTCGTTACAAAGAGGTTGGCTTCGCGGTCAAAAAGCTTATTCGTGGTCTTGAGAGCGCCGTCGTCAGAGTTGAAGCCGTTCTCAAGAACGAAGCCGACCTTCATGCCATTGCCGAGGTCTTCAGTGGCCTTCAAACCAAAGCGGTTGCCCGTGGAGTTGCCAGAGGACATTTCGAACTTGGAGACATCATCCTGATTGGCAACGTCAGCATCAATATTGGTATAGCGAACGCCCGTGTCGATACGACCATAGAGCTGAACATCAGCAGCCTGAGCGGAGAAAGCAACTGCGCCGAGAACGGCAACAGCAACGAGAGATTTCTTGAACATGGTAAAGAATCCCAAAGAAAGTGAGTGAAAGAGGCTTTTGTCAGAAGCCTGAGGGCATCCTACGAGGCGGGGAAAAAGTTCGCAATTCCTTCCTTCCTTCCTTCCTTCCTTCCTTCCTTCCTTTAACTTATTGAAAAATATGGAGAAATACGAAAACGAGGTGTTTTATTGATGAGGTGAAAATAGGTAGTAACCCTGTTGCTGTAATGAGACAAAGAGCGGTTTCTGGAAGGGCTATGTCTTCACGTGCGCGTGTGGCCCAGGTGACTGCTCCCCGTCCGATTTGAAACCAACCTGAAGCTCCCTCGAGGTTATGTCTCGGGGGCTTTTTTTTGTGCGCGTGTGCTTGAAGTCTCGTTAGAGACTCAAGGCATGCGGGAGGTTATATGCCATACAGAGATTTAAGTGACGGCCAGATATTAGCCGCCGCAGGTGGTTTTGCGACGATCTGCGGCTGGCTTTCGTACCTGCTGAAGGTACAGGAAGGAAAGGCTTTCACATGGCGAGAGTTTTTGCTTCATGGTGCGATCAGTGCTGTGTGCGGTTTGATCTGCTACGAGGTGCTTTTTTACGAAGGGTTCCCGCCGCAGTTGTGTGGGGCCTTGAGCGGCATGGCTGGGTGGGGCGGCACGCGGGTGATCCGTCTTCTTGAGGTCGTTCTGCAGAAGCGCCTTGGTCTGGATAAGGAGGATTTGAAATGAAGAATTTTGGCGAGTATTCGTCTGAGTCCGCGATGGACTTCATCGAGGCTTGGGAGGGGTGCCGCCTGCAGGCGTACAAGTGCCCCGCCGGCATCTGGACAATCGGCGTCGGTCACACGAAGGACGTGACGGAGCACGACGAGATCACTTATGAGCAGTCGAGAGAGATGCTTCATGAGGACGTCGAGGAGGTCAAGCGAGGGCTTGCCCCTTTCGTCAATGTTCACGTGACAGAAGGGCAGTTCATTGCGCTGGTGAGCCTGGCTTTCAACGTGGGAGTCTCTTATGTCGTCCACAAGTGTCCGAAGCTCATGCGGGCGCTCAATGCAGGCGATGTCGAGGCCTGTGCCCATGAGTTCCTTGACATCGACAAGGCGAACGGAGTGAGGCTCTCCGGCTTGACCCGTCGTCGTCAGTCCGAGGCAAAACTTTTCCTTTCGGAGGTCTGAATATGGTTTATGTGAAGTGGCTGGCGCTCATGCCCGCGTCTCTTTTCATGGCAATCATTGGCCGCCTGCTCGCGCCGATTCTGCCTTTCTTCGTGGACAAGGAAACGCATCGTCTGCCGAAGTGGCTGTCGTGGTTTGCAACGGACGACAACGACGCGGATGGGGATGCAGGCCATTGGGAGCGATGGCCGGGCACTGACCCCTGGTCGACGTACAAGCGCCGAGTCGCATGGCTTCTGCGCAATGTGTGCTACGGCTTCGACATTCTGGTTTGTGGCGTCCCTGTCCACACCATCGACGAATGGGAGGTGACGGGCAATGAGGACGCGAGCGACACGAACGGCGTCTCGGGCACGTGCCGCAGGCGTTGCCGCCGCGACGGGAAGCTCATCGCCTTTCAACTCTATTACATCAAGCACTATCGCCTGTTCGGCAGGCCGTGCTGTGTAAGGCTCAACCTCGGCTGGAAACTGTGGGGATCCCGCGACAAATGTGCTCAGTACGTCGGGATCTACCTGAATCCCGTGAAGGGATGGAAGCTGTGAGCTAGACGCCACAGAAGTGAAAAAGCCGCTCGGTTGTGGCGACCGAACGGCTCATAAGACCCAAAACGCGAAAGGTGTCTATGGGAGACATTTTACCAAATTTGATTGCCGCATTGCGGCTTGGAGAGTTGATGATGGAAGAGGAACTGACGTGGCAGGCTGTCGGGATGTACGTCGTTTTCTTGGCGCTCGGGGGCGTAGCGATTGCGTGGGGAATGGCGAAGGCAGTCAAGGCGTGGCGTGACGCGTTGAAATGATGAGGAAATGAGATGACTTCTTGGATGAAGGCGGCGGGTTCTGTAGCCGCAGGCGTCGGGATCTTCGTCGCGGGCTACCAGTATGCCGCCGCGCTGTACGGCGAGGACATTGCCGCCTTGCGCGAGGACTACGCTACTCGGGCGCAGTCGCTTGAGATCAAGTACAGGGAGAAGGAGAGAACCTATGCGCAAAGCTTGGTGGATGCATGGGAGGCCCGGGACAAGGCGCTTGCTCGCGTCGACGATCTTGGCGCTGATCTTGAGCGGGTGCGCAAGCAAGCAGCCGACGCTCGCAGTCGATTGTCCGCAACCGGTGCCGGTACCTGCGACGCTGAAAGAGAGCAGCTTGCCCGATGCGCAGACCTTGTCGAGCGAGGCGCAGAGCTGGTTCGACGAGGTGTCGAGCTTTCTGAGCGGACTGCGATAGACAAGGATGCGATCGCGAAGATCGTCAGTCAGTGACGAAGTTGTAGACGAACTCAGCCGAAAATTTAGACGAAGGGGTGGCGCCAAAATGGGTCGAAATTGCCTTGTAATCATTCCGTCCCAACGGTTTGAGAGGTGGCGTCAAAAAACTTAGTTAGACGAACCTTTAGCCGAAGACCAA